GCTAATGCTGACAACTGAGCACCTGTAAAATCAGCATGTGTAAATGCTAGTGCTGCTAGTTGTGAAGCAGTAAAATCTGAATGCGTGAAAGCTAATGCTGCTAATTGTGAAGCAGTAAAATCTGAATGTATGAATGCTAATTCTTCTAATTGTGAAGCAGTAAAGTCATCATGTACAAAGGCTAATGCTGCTAACTCAGTAGCAGTGAAGTCACCATGAGTGAAAGCTAATGCTGACAACTGAGCACCTGTAAAATCAGCATGTGTAAATGCTAGTGCTGTTAGTTGTGAAGCAGTGAAGTCTGAATGTGTGAATGCATCACCCTGAATACCTTGGATGCCCTGTGAACCCGTAAGACCTGTACTACCTGTGCTACCTGTAGCACCAGTTAAGCCAATAACACCTTGTATACCTTGTGAACCTGTAAGGCCTGTATCACCTTGTGGTCCTTGTGAACCTGTAGGACCAGTCTCACCTGCTACATTTGTAGCCTTACCTCTAAAAAATCCTGAAGATTTCTTGTTTACAGCAGTAGGTTGTACTCCCTTCGTATAAAAAGATTTAGACATAAGAGTCTCCTATAATTTTTAACCTATCCCACGCGGTAACTTGATTGTGATATTACCACCAGACATCTCGGACTTATTGCTCCTTCTTGATATAGCATCTGCCTTCTCAAAGAACATCTTAGAGTATCTCATAGAGCCTTCGTCATCATTTAAGAAGTCAGAAGCTACCCACAGAGAGGAATATAAGACCAGATCTGGATCACCATTAACTAAATAAGTAACGATCTCAACATCACCTGATGTGATAGTGCACTCTCCTGTTGATGAGTCATAAGTTGATGATGACAGTGAATCACAAGTATTTTCATCTGTTTCAAAAACAGAACCATTGTCATAAGTTTCACCGATAGATGGTAAGTATCTGTAGTACTTTAATTGATAAGTACCACTTGTAACTACCTCACCTGTAGAACCAGTGATTACAAAGTAATCTAGTTCTCTTGCAAATGCATTAGGTATTACAGGTTTTGAATCATCATATAGAACCCTAGGGTCAGTTCTATTTAAAATTGTAAAGTTATTAGTACTGTTGACTTTTCTAAAATCAATAGCTTCGATAAAGTCAGACGGTATTGAGAAATCATCAAATTTAGATAATTCAATTTCTACCGTTGTTTCTAAAGGTGGGATTCTTAAGACATCGTAAATCTTACTCTCACCTGCTGAGATAAAACTATCAATTTGAGGTGTAGTTAAATCTGCACGATTCAACCAATCCTCGATAGTATCTCTAAGTGTTTGTTGGTTTGTTATAGCCATTGTTATCCACCTCTGTTAATGTTGGTTGTCAGAAGTAAAGGGTAGTGATCCTTAATAATCTTCTTAAACTTATTTAGTTCTACTTGTGTATTTTCAGGGTTGTTAATGTCAATCCCGAACTTTGTAAAAATATCCACAGCTACAATGTCAGGGATAATAGCAAAACTTCTAAAGTTTGCTTTCCTGTCTACGCCTGCCTTTCTGGCCTCCTGTGCATAGTCTAGATAGGCTGTGGCATCTTGTTCTAGGACCAGTCCCCTGTCATCGTACTTGTCGATAATTTTACTCATATGAGTTCCTTGTATTTAAAAAGGGGCTAACTAAAGCCCCAATTTTAGATCAGGTCAGTTACGCTACGTTAACAATCAAGCCGTTGCCAGCAGGATTCTTACATTGTAGTGTTACTTCCTCAACCATCATACCAACAGTAGAGTCACCTTTTTGGCCGACATCTGTGTTGTGTAATGGACGAAGAGTAGCTAAAGACCAGTTCGCTGAATCATAAACAATGATGTCAGATGCACCATCACCAAGACCCATAACGTAGTTTGGAACTACCTTAACTGCACCAAAGTCAGACTCATAGATCTCAACTGATTGACGTAACTTACCAGAATCATCGATGTTACGTCTAACGTCAGAAGTACCTACTGCTGCTGCAGAGAATGCTCTCTTAACAGAAGGACCCATCATTAGAGTACCAGCTTTACCGCCTTCTTCATAGATCTTTTGCATTACTTCATCTACAGCACTCAATGAGAATGCACCATCAGCCGTACCTGCTGCAGCCACTGATGTACCATCAGCAGTTCCAGTTAGCATTGCACCAGTTTCTTGGTCAAAAGTACTTGTACCGTTGATCCATGACTGAACACCACCCATAGTACGACCTGTGTTAGCACCGCCTGATAGATTGTTAGCAGATGTTTGACCACCAGTACCATTAGATACTTGACGAGCACCAACTAAGGCATGCTCTAAGTCACGCTTAAGTTCAGTACCCTTCTTCTTCATTTGGTATGCGAATTCAGATGCACGACCAGCTTTAGAAATTGAATCTAATGTCTTAGATACTTTGATTTCTTTAGCAAGAATCTGAGTGTAGTTACCCAAACGAACTGTAGCTGCTATAGTAGTTGTATTATTGTAGTCTGCTCCTTCAGATTGAGCGTTTGCACCAGGTGCTGCTAGCTCATCAGTTTGCCATTCGTGAAAAACAGCTTTTGCTTTTGTGTTGCCAATCGATGAGGCGAAAGGAGTCTCATCTCTAGTAATCATCGAAATGAAACTAGCTAGATCCTCTTTGTTACCTATCGAGGCTTCGGTTTTAAATGTTGCCATTGTATTTTATCCTATAATTTAAGCGTTACCCCAAGGAGTCATTCGCAAGTCCCTCTAGGAATGAAAGTTCATCACCTTCATTACCTTTACCAGAGAGTACTTTATCACGTAAGTTACCTTGTTGTTTAGCTTGTTTAGTTTTTAAGTTAGGAGATTTTTTAGCTCTAACACCTTTCGTAGGTGTCTTTAGTCTTTTCTTTGCAGCTTGTTTACCACCTTCCCTCAGGCTCTTGTACTCGAACATCATTGCCACAACCCTAGGGTCTAGCACTTCTGCAAACTCAGGAAATCCTAAGTCTTCAGCAGCCCAAGCTACAACATCATCATAGCCATCTTGCCAACCAGGCATAACCTGATCTAAAGCATCGATAGCACCTTGTCTCTGTTGTGAAAATTGGGCTTGTTGTTGTTCGTTTTGTTCCCTATTAGCCTCAGAAGAAAGCTTCTCTTGTTCGGATCTTTTAGCATCCAATTGTTGAGACTTTATTCGTCTGGCTTCCTGCCATTTAGGTAAATCGTAAACATCATCTGCAAGTATCAGTTGCTTAATCTTCTTATCGTAGGCATCAAGTTGTGCTTGATCCTGATCGACTTGACCACTAAGTAACTCAGCATTCTGCGTCTTTAAGGCAGTATACTCATTAAAAAGACTTTCGGCTTGTTTAATCTTCTCACTTGCTTCAATTGACTTCTTGTTGGCATGTTGGTTCGTTTGATAACCTCGAACAAGTTCATCTAGTGATACTTCCCCATCTTCCCCATCAATCTTGATAGGGACTTTGTAGTCCATGTCTAGTTCGTCTTGCTCTCCTTCAGACTCAGGTAGCTCTTCAGCATCGTCATCTTCAGTCTCGTATTCATCTTCCTCATCATACTCTTCAGTTTCGTCAGTCTCGGCATCATAGGCATCGTCTAGTTCCTCATCAGCTTCCACTGTGCCTTCATCATCCTCTTCGGGTAGATCTTCTTGGAAGAAGTCATCCGTTAAGGTGTTCAGCAGCTCATCGTGAATTTCACTATTAACATCCATATCTTGGGTAGTTTCAGTATTATCTTCAGTCATTTTTAGTTCCCTCTAAAAGTTATTTACTAGAAGCTTTATTAGTTACAGGTGCAACTTTAGCTTCTAATGTCTTAATTATTTCTTGTGTTGCAAACAGGTCTTGAGCGTACTGTCTAGCACGTCCAGTTCCTGTGTACAGGTTAATGTCTCTAAGTAAAGAGGTCTCTAATTCCTTAAACCTATCAATACCCTTTTTATAATCTTCATTCATCATCCCTCTCCCTTCTTAATTCTTCATTTAAACCAGCTTGAGCAAACTTCACTAGTTCCCGTTTTACATCCTCTAAGGCAATAACTGTAGAGTATAATTTTCCTCTTAAGTTACCCTCTTCGGGTGTTGTTTTTGACCAAGCCGTCTGATAGCTTTGTTTCACACTATCAAATACAAAGTCAAATGCATCATTTTCTACTATAAGCCTAGATTTGGCTCCTAGTTCGATTACGTCCATTTACTTCTCCTTATTTACCTTCATAAACTTCTTAAACCATTTATTAAAACTATCAGAATCCATCTTAGATACACCATCTCTCTTAAGTATATCATCTAAAGTTGGGTCTTTCTTCTTCTTTTTCCTAATCTTAATATTAGCATCTTGTAAGGATGAGAGGGCTTCGAGGGCTTCAGTGATACTACCTAACCCCCCACCTATAGTCCTATATATATTCTCTGCTTTCTTAGAACTCATATCAACCAATCCCTACAGGTCTCTTCTGAGACTCTTCTAGAGCAACCTCAGCCTTATCCTTAGCAACTTGATGAATAAACTTCTTCTCTTCTAGTTTCATCTTAGCAATCTTAGCTTCAATCTCAACCTTCTGCTTTTCAAGTTCAATCATGACTTTCTGCTCTTCAACAGCAGTTAATCTTTGATTTTCTTGTTTATCCTGTTCACCTTGTTGTTGTACTGCTTGTGACTGTTGTTGACCTTCTGGCGTACTAGGGTCAACTAAGAAGTCAGGCCAGTTATCAATACCCATAGCTTCTAACATTTGTTTAGCAATGTTAAATGGAGCAGCAGGATTAATGATACCTTTAGACTCAGGTGTCTGATATAAAGCAGGCATAATCTGAGACATAAGAACATTCATATTCTCTTTAGTATTAGTACTACTGTTAGAACCAACATCTATATCAACAGTTAGGCTGTTGAATGGTTTAAGCATATCAGGTGTTAAGTTGTAGTAAGAGTAGTTAGATAGTACAGATTCTGCATTGTCTAATATAAGACTGTAGACACCTTTACACATATCGGCAAAACCTGTCTCAGCAAATCTTCTAGCGATATAAGCAATTCTCTTCTGAGACGCTTGTTCAATCATAGCTACTTTATTAGCATCATTACCTGACTTAAATAGGTCAGAGTTAATACCTTGGGCTGTTCTAGACATACCAGTAGCAGTCTCTTTCTCATTGTTCATAAACTCTAATAGAGAGAATGATGAGGGGGAGATAGTAGATGGTTGTATCTGATGTACAGCACTCAGTGGGTTACCGTTAGTAGGTATGATCTGGTGGGGCTCAGGGCTTTGTAAGGCTCTGAAGTCTACCGTATTAGGATCTGCTAGGATTCTACTGTAGTTCGTTAAGTATACATTCTCGATGATACCTCTAGTGATAGCTGTCTTAACCTCAGTAGCTCCCTTACAAGCGTCAGCCATAGAAAGACCGTAGAAGGCATAAGGAATCTCAATTGGGTTTAAACAAGCTATAGGTACACTTTTAGCATCTTCCTCTAGAAGAATAGTACTACCGACACTAATGATTCTCTTTAGCTCTGCAATTCCGTCACCATCTCTATCTACTCTTAACCAACTTTCAGTTACGTAGACTTCTCTCATGGAGGCATCTTCAGGGTCTTCGTTATTGAAGCCTGCTAAAGAAGTACCGTTAAGTGCTTGTCTAGTATAGTCTTCATTGGTATAGCCATTTCTGGTGCTACCTTCATCAGATATATCATCTACATTCTTAAAACCCATCTCTCTTAGATCAGAGAGTGTATATTCTGTTTGAATACCAATGTACTTAGCGTCTTGTATAGTTGTAGAGTCTTTATCAATCAAGAAAGCTTCAGGTGGTATGTTCTCTAGAACAATCTTAGACTTATCAATAGCACGTCTAATCTTAACGTAGTTGTATGACTCTACTTGTTGAGGTGGAATCATACCATCAGAATTAGAGTCCTGTTGCATACCCTCAGATTCTTGAGATACTAACTCTACAATCTCAATATTAGGATCTGAAGTTATTGAATCTAATTCAACAGGTGATAGGTTTTCATACTCTTCAAATTCATATTCAGTTTTCTCTTCCCACTTCCAACGAATAGTAGCATTCTTGAATAGAAGAGCTGATTTAATCCAAGTGTTTAACTCTACCCAACCATTGTTCATTGAGAAGATGCAATCATTAGTAATCTCGGAAGCTAATTTAGCTGCTTGAGACTCTGAGGGATCCTTAGGGTTGAATCTTGCAATCTTACTATTAGATAACATTAATTCAGAGATGACTGCTAAATATGCGTCAATGATCTCCATTGTATCTGACGTAACTATTGAGGAGACACCCGTAGGTGCTAGTCTTCCTCTCGGTTGTTGTGTGTAGTAATCCATAGCATCTTCTCTTTGAGAGGACAACTCAGAACCTGTAGTAAGGCCACCTGCAGCTTGGTTTACATAAGTATCGATAATGCTAGTCAACTCTTCATCTGTGATTTCGCTTATCTTGCTTTCACCTTTTTCTGCCACTATAATCTCCTATTTTTATATCCAGGACTTCTCTTCTTGTTCAGTCCACATGTTTTCAAAACTTACTTTCTCATTGGTTAGCCTATCAGCGTGTGTTCTCCACACTTCTGCTGTGATTGCTAAAGCCATTACTGTATCGTCATGAGACCCAGGGATAGCATTAGTCTTTCCTTGTTCATTAGATACGTAGTCTTTCAGCTCACTAACAATCTTAGCTGAGTAGATAGCAATATCATCATTCTCAACCCAATTCTTTAGATTACTAATAATAGACTGTTTAGAGGCTTGTGTAGTTCTCCAACCTAATCTAGTACCTTCTTCTTTAGAAACATTCGCAACCTTAGTTTGAAAGTATAGATTGACATATTTCATTTCTTTTAGTTTCTGCAGAGTAGCAATACCCATACTATTAGACTCTACAGCCATTAAGGCATTGTTATAGTATCTACCTAAGTAGAACAATAACTGGCCAAAGGCAGCAGGGTCAATACGGTTATCTCTGTATAGGGCAACCACTTCTCTTTCCTTATTAAGGACAGTAGCGACACTGTAATCTTGTCCTACACCCATAGCTACGTCAGCACCTATGATAAATCTACTTTCAAAATCAGGGGCTGTCCATATCTCTAGGGGACCATCAGGGGATACCTCCCAAGTAGATAAGTCTGTGTCTAAGTACCTCTTGGTTTTAGCAGGCTTTACTTCTAGTTTATTTAGTTTCTCACCATCGAATACACTATTACCAGAAACAATAAATGCTTCTTCGGCAGTAGCAGGATACTCTTGTCTAAACTTCAATTCACCTGATTCGGCAATCTTAAGTCTTCTCCAATAGATCTGGTTAATATCCAAATCATACTTCTCAATAATATCCTTTTCTTCTGTTTCTAGTTCCATGCCCTCAGGGGCTTTGGCTCTATATTCGCTGGTCAAAAACCACGGTAAGAATATAGCTATGTAGTCAGTATCTCCGTTCAGAGTAGACTTCCACAGTCTATGAAAGGCACCTCTGGCACCATTCGCTGTGGATTCTAATATAATCTCTGTGCCATCTGAAGATGAAACACCTTGGAATAATCCTGCCAAGATCTTCTCATCATGTTGCCAAAAGGCACACTCGGAGGCGTGTAGGATGGTAGGGGTAGTCCCTCTACCTGCCTCTGCAGAACCTGCAGTATATAGGCGGTAGCCTGAATCATTGTGAGCGAACTTAATCTCTTTTGCATTCGACTTCACTAACTCAGGTCTTACACTATCAGGCATCTCATTAATATAGTTCTTAGACATTGTGAACAAAGCATCTGATGTAGCACTATCATGTGCAATTACAACCGATCTAGTGTTGGGAGTGTAGAAAGTCTTCCAAAAGACCCTCCCAGCAGTATAGGTTGATATACCTTGTTGTCTAGCTTTCAGTATGAGAGCCCTAACCTTACCTGTTTTCTTTAGTTGTTCACTGATAGCCTTATCAATATTTCTCTGTGCTTCATTAAACTTAAAGGGAACATAGCCTGCTGAAGCATCCTTAGTAATGATACGTAGGTTGTCCTCAGCAAATTCTTTAAAACTTCTAATGTACTTCTTATCTTTCTCTCTTTTGAGAATCTCTCTCTTTAACTCTAACTGTCTATATTTAGACTCTTTAGTATCTTTAACTAATCCTTCCATATTAGACTCCTTCAAATCTTAATGTTACTTATTCTTATTTCTATCCTTAATTATCTTCTGTCTGTTTCTCTCAGCAACAGTGACAGAGTTAGGTGTAGAAATTGAGGTCCCTTCTCTAATACCTTTAGAGGATAGGGATGGATCTTTCTTTTTCGCATCCTTAATAGCCTTCTTTCTAGCTCTCTCAGCCTTAGCAGCCTTCTTCCTCTTCAGAGCATTCTCTCCTCTCTTAGTGAGTTTCTTCTCAACCTTAACCATAAAATCTTGTTGATCGTAGAGGTTTCCACCAAGACCCAGATCCTTCTCAGCTATCTCAATAGCAATTTCATCATCAGTTTTGGAAATATCTTCAGCAGCACCTTTATTTGCATCTTCGAGCTCTTTAAGCTTCTGTTGTTCAGCAGTAAGTTTCTTCTTCTTTTTAGGCTTCTTCTTAGCCTTCGGAATCACGTCAGCCTCAAACCCTCCCTTGGGATTATCTATCTCATCGATAGCATTCTGAATCTTACCTTTAAATTGACCGAATGCATCTACATCTGCACTCTTCAGAGTCTTCTTAGCACCTGCACCTGCAGCTAGAATACCTTTTAATTTACCCATAATATATCTCCATTGCCCCTTATAGGGGTCTTCTTTGTTTTAATTAGGTGGTGGGATTCGTAAACATAGCCCACCGTCTATTGAAGGAGTGCTTACGAATCTTCTTCATTAACCAATCTAAGGTTAACTTCCTCTAGTTCTTTATCAATGTCATCTATGGACATCTCACTTACTTCTATAGTACGTTGTTCTACTTCTCTACGACTCAACTTAGGAGTCTCGAACTCAGCAACAATCGCAGCAGTCTTAAGAGCACCGTCTAGGTCCTCATTAGCCAACTGTGACAACATAACAGCTTTCATTACTTCTAAAGCAGGAGGAGCATCAGCACCTTGCTTAGAGAAGGCTTCTACAGCCCTCTTTACTTTATTAGATAATATTCTACTCTCTACAGAGCGAACTTGCATCTCTTTAGCATTACCTGCAGTAAAGGTTTTACCTCTACACATTACATTACCGTTGATAGTCTCATAGAATCTATCAGGGTCATACTTGGTTCCATTAGCAGCTGTCGCTGTTAACTTATCTCTATCTCCATACGCCATATACTACTCCTTCGATTTAAAAAACTTACTAAACCAATCAGTCCAAGACTCTTGGCCAACACCTGCCTTACGTTTAGCGGCATCTGCCTTTGCTTGTATGGCACGTCTGGTGAATGCATCTTGTTTAGCCTTCCAAGCATCCTTCTTCTCTTTAGCTTTCTTAGCCTCTAGGTTATCCCACTCATGGGTACCTTCTAGTACAGAAGAGTCAACACCCCTACCGTAGTAATCTTGATTCCATATCTTGATAGCTTCGGTAAACGATGGACCCCACTGTCCTCCTTTGAAGTTTTCAGAAAGAGGTCTTCCGTTCTTATGACTCATAGTAAACTCCTATTTCTTAGTAGGTATAATAAACCCATCTGGACCAATGTCAAACTCTTGATTACCTGTGTATTCTCTTTTTACAGCACCAGAGTCTTTAGTTCTTCTAGCCAGTTGTTCCTCTTTCTCTTTAAGTATCTTTAAAGCATCTTCCTTCCATCTTTCTTTTACACCAGCTAATCTAGCAGCTTTCTTAGCTTCAGCTCTTCTAGCTAACCATCTTTCTTTTATACCAGCTAATCTAGCAGCTTCTCTGTCTGCATCATAAGCAGCTTGTTCAGCAGCCCACTCAGCTATACTATTGTCTATAGATGTTCTAGAGTTACCTAATGAAGGTGTGTTTATATTCCTTTCAATACCTAACATTCTAGCATCATTCTCAAATTTAGTAGTAGGTATCTGTACACCAGAGTTAGGGTCTGTACGAAAAGCACCATCCTCAGGTAGATTCATCTGATCGACCATATCCTTTTTAACCTGTGTGTTAGTATGAATCTGATCTCCCTGCTTAGTACCAAAACCTTCTAACCAATCGTTGTGTCTTAAGTTGTCAGCTTTTGTTTCTAGTTTTAGTTCTTTTAGGTACTCAAGCATCTTGTTTATTCTACTCATATTAAATTCCTAAATCTTTAACAAGCCTCAAGGCTGTAACTTCCTCTCGAAGGTGTCTTGGTGCCCTACGGCCTACTTGTCCTTTGGTTATGTAGCTTTGTAATTCATCGGATAAACTAACCCAATCTTTAGTATCTAAACCAGATCTATTCAAATGCTGTCTTACACGACTAGCATCTACACCTAAGTCTTTCATAGCTAAGAAGAATACATTATCTCCTTGTATATATTTCTTACCACCTAGATTTAAAAATACAGGATCAGGACTATCGATTAAATCAATACCTAAACCATCTACAGTATTCTTCTCAACTAGATCACTGAACTTATTGGCATCCCAATCAGAACCAGAGAACCTATCATTCATCAATTGATATTTACTGTAACCCTTCTTATTATTCTCTGGTTTCAATAAACCTTGTCTTTCTAAGTAAGTGTTAGCACCTTTAGAGAACTTAGGCTTTACTTTAATGTCCCCGTAGAATTGACTATGAAGAGGATGCTTAGGGTTTCTAAAGATCTTAATTAACTCTTCGTTTGATGGTAATGGTTCACCTGCTTTTCTTAGCTTCTTAAAATAAGTGTTCCATCTTTCTGTAATAGATTGTGATGTAAGTCTACCCTCTGACAGTTCAGCTAGAGACCTAGCGAGACCTGATTTAGGTTTATTCAAATGACTACTTACAAGCTTTGCCTCTATCTCAGCAGGAGTAGGTGGTACGACTTTAGTTGGGTCTACAAAGTTAGGTGTTTGATTACCTGTGACTTTGTTGGTTACTACTGGGGAGAACTGTGTTGGTACAGCTTCTCGTGCACCTGCACCTCTGCTTTGAAGGAAGTATTCATCGAAGGCTTTATCGTTCCCGATAGAGAAACCCTCTTTGCTAATATGGGGATCTTTAGCTCCCTGCTCTGATAACCACTTTATTCCTTTAAAAAGTCCCATACTATATCTCCGTTAAAAGCCATCACCAGCCTTATTAATCTTATTAAAAGTAAGAAAACTCTCTCAGTTTTATAAGGAGTCTCTAATGGTGAGCCAACCTTAGTATATAAAATATATATGGGTATTTTTTAGACTTAAGAATTAACTAAAGTTACCCTGCTGCCCCACCTTCGTTTAAACCAAGCCTATTTAAGGGATGTTAATATATAGGTACCGTGAAACATTCGGACACCCCCTCAAACTACCACAGTAGACCATATAGGGGACTTCTTTATCTAGGGTAGCCTACCATAGGGGTCAACATCAATCGTCCAAGGTAGGCCCCTTCACGCTGCCGAGAGATTAATGTGGTACTAGGTGGGGACTAAGGTGGCTAGTGTGGGTCTATTGTGGGTCTATTGTGGGCTAATTGCGATATATGTGCGACAGGGTGATTATAGTGGGTAAAAAATGGGGCGACCCATAGCCCAACGGTAGTAAGGGCTTCAGCGTGTTGTATAGTTTATTTATATAAATATGTAAAATAAGTGTTGACAGTATATAAAAGAGGTATATAATAGGCATCTAACACAACAACAAAGAGGTTACACAATGAGACAAGCAACACACAAAGAAGACTACACGGTAAAAATGACATATAAGGTAACGACGGTTAGTGAGATAATCACAATAAGAAATGTAACATACGTCAAGCTATTGGAGTTATTAAAAGATAATGGTATTAATGATAACTCGATTGTAACATTAACTCATAAAGTAGCATAAACATGACAACATTAACAAACAATCTAACAACACCAATAACAACAATCAAACATGCACTATCATTGATAGGAGGCTTAACTGAGACCTCTAAAATGCCTAGTGCATCTTACTCAATCCCTGCACAAGAGTGTAATAAGGGGTCAAGGCTTAGACTAATAAAAGGCTCAGTTTGTTCAACGTGTTATGCTTTGAAAGGTAACTATACAAGGTATCCGAAAATCATACAATCACAATACAAGCGACTAGAGACCATCAAGGGACCACAGTGGGTTGATGCATTTAACTACTTGATACGCAATAAAAAGAGCATAACCACATCAAAGGTATTCAGATGGCATGATGCAGGGGATATTCAGAACTTGCAACACTTCAATAAGATTATACAAATAGCGGTTGATAATCCAAGTGTGAGGTTTTGGTTACCAACTAAAGAGAGTGAACTAATCAAAAACTTTAGTGGTTCAATACCTAAAAACCTAATCATACGCTTGAGCGGTTCAATGATTGACGGCAAACCACCTATTTACAGCCACACATCAACGGTAGTAACTAATAAAGACGATGCAACGTGTAGAAGTTTTGACAATGGCGGTAAATGTGGGTCATGCCGTAAATGTTGGGATAAATCGATCGAAACAGTATCATATTTTAAACACTAATAAGGGGTCAACAATGGCATATATAAAAACAGGTAGAATCGAAACAATGGCTTACCGTTTCACGGTTAACACTAAAGACGATAAGAGATTAATTAAACTAAAAGAATTGGTTAGACAGAATAACAAATACGCTAGAGAATGTAGACACATACCAATTATGAGAGTGAGACTAATGGCGCGTGGTGAGCGTAAAAAGTGGGCGATATTAGAGGGACATAACCCGAGATACTTCGACCAAAACTTACCACATAGATATGCAACACACTTCGATGTATACATAAATTAAGGGGATAACATGACAAACAGCATAAAAAGATTTCACGCTTTAATATTAGAGCAACAAGGGCAAGTCGCATTCTTCGATTGGGACTTTTACGAAATAAACAAAACTGAAGGTGGTTACATGGTAGAAGTGTTTGAAATTAGTGATGATGGGCTCTTAACAGATGATGTTGATGCTCGAATAATGAGACCTGTAGATGGTGGACTGTGCACAGGTTCAGCAATGGATGCAGTAGAGTTTATGATGGAGGTTGAAGCATGAAAATCAATGTAATTGAAACACTAGTTAACGTGGCAATACTATTCACACTAACCGTATTAGCATTGTATGCATTTACAGTTTATCTAATATGGGTAGACCCACTAATATAATATAAACAGTCGAAACGGTTTAGGGTTTAACCTCTTTTTACCCTTTGCCGTCTATTAGGGGCTTATCGCCTTAATACTGATGATGACAGATTTTATCGAGCTTATAGGGGCTTACAATGACAGACAAACAACTCAAAGAATGCACGGATAATTACATACATATGTTAGTGCATGATGCATCGTTCAATGAGAGGCGACAAAGAGAGCAGTTAGCAATGATTACAGGTTTATCAGGCAAAGGGCTTGATGATTTGTTTTATGCCATAGGTGAAGCAATTTACAAGCCTATATCTGAAAGTTATAAACAGTCAATCTTTTAGTACTGTTGCCCCTTAAATGGGGTATTTTTGAGTCTTTATATAATGGCATTAACTGAGAGTGCTATTATATAAATAAACAATCAATAAGGGGGTAAACAGATACGATTAATCAAAAGCAATACCAATACAAGGATAAACAATAATAACGCCTATATGGGCAAATATGGAGCTTGTATTCCAGATCATAGGATTAGAGGTAACGGATAAAACCGCCCAGATCTGGCAGCAGGGCTACTTAATACTTAATACTTAGAGGTAACTAACAATGAGAAAACTAAACAAGAAACAGAAAAACTTAATAGATAAGCAAGCTACTTATAACTACTTACAAGACAATCTATATGTGTTTGTGAGTGCTGATACTTTAGATTGTTACGATAAACTTAACACAATCAAATGCTATGAAACTATGGATAGTGACATTGAACGTCATTACAGTGACACTATGGTGGACTTAATAAGCACTAGATATAGAAAGCACAACCAACAAAAAGTAGGCAAATACACAATGGTTGGTACTTAGATGAATATAGATAAAAAGGATAAAATAGATACCAAACTTATAGATGACATGGTATCATTAGGTGACTTACTTGATAAACACTATCAACTTAAGGGGTACAAAAGTTATGATGACTATTGTGGTAAACAATATGATAAACAAATACATGAGGATGAAAAATGATCGAAACAATAAATAGAACTAAACTACTTAACTTAATTAACAGCACTAATGGTCGTTTCTTTACTGTTGACTTCACCAAGAAGGACGGCACACTTAGGTCAATGACTTGCCGATTAGGTGTTAAGTCTAAACTTAAAGGTGGTGTCAACAGGGTAGAACATAAAAGTAACTCTTATAAGGTTGTATACGAAGCTACTAAGGGTGAATACAGAACAATCAACCTAGGCACTATATTTAGAATTAGTGCGGATGGTACTTACTACAAGGTGGAGGGTTAATCATGCAAGACTTAATTAAAAGAGTAGAGTCAATCACTGAGAAGGTGATTATTAAAGATACTAAACTGACTAACTTATATAGATACATGGATAGTCTAGGGATTAAGACAGATGACATAGATGCTATTGCCAATGGCACTACAGATGACTTAGATAGAGAATTCCTACTTACTGATAACTTTGTCAATGCAATGGAAAATGCTAATGACATAACAGGTGGTACTAAAGTAGCCACTTGGTTAGCAACAGAGGTCACCTGCGGTCGATGTAATAAAGAGTTAGAGTTTGAATGTATTAAGACTAATGAAGATGGTGAATGCCTTGAATCTCAAGCCAAACCACATCAATGTAAACGATCTTTTTCATTCTATATTGATTGGACTAGTGAATCAGTGACAGTAGATGCATTCGATGAAGACGAAGCGAGTGAAATAGCTTGGGATAAGGTTAATGATAATGTTGGAAAGTATGTTACTGACTTTGAGTTAAACCTTGATGAATACGCTGAAGACACTTACGGTGATAAGATGGATTACTTAACAAAACAATCAACGAGGAAATCATGAACGTACTATCACTATTTGACGGGATGTCATGCGGTCAAATCGCACTAGACAAACTAGGTATCCAAGTTGACAACTACTACGCATCAGAGATTGATAAGTGGGCTATTGAGATAGCTAAGAAAAACTATCCTAATACCAAACATATTGGTGACGTAACAAAGGTCATAGCAGATGACTTACCACCTATTGATTTACTAATGGGTGGGTCACCATGTCAAGGCTTTAGCTTTGCAGGTAAACAACTTAACTTTGACGACCCTAGAAGCTCCTTATTCTTTGAATACGTAAGACTTCTTAAGGAACTGAAGCCCAAGTACTTCTTACTAGAGAATGTACGTATGAAGAAGGAATTTCAAGATGTCATATCAGAACAATTAGGTGTAGCACCTGTAATGATTAACTCTTCACTACTTAGTGGTCAGAATCGCAACAGACTCTATTGGACTAACTTACCTATTACACAACCCGAGGATAAAGGGATTGTACTAGGTGACATACTAGAGAAGTCTCCAGATCCTAAGTTTTATCTATCGGATAAAGCAATAGACTATATGGGTAGACTACGTAATGGTAAGCCAAGGTTTGACTACCATAAGAACCCTTTAGATGGTAAAGCTAGTTGTATCGTAGCAGTACAGTATAAGGGCGTGCCTTATGGTGTTGTAGACTTGAGACCATGTGAGCCAAGAGAGTTTAACAAGGACTCCACTTGTCACCATGTAGCAACAGCAACAGACATCAAAGGTAATCAATCAATCAAACGTGTCTATGCTGAGACAGGGAAAGCACCAACACTTACTACAATGGGTGGTGGTCATAGAGAGCCAAAGGTATTAGTATCAGAGAAGAGGTACCGCAAGCTTACACCTTTAGAATGTGAGAGACTGCAGACAGTACCCGATAACTATACTGAAGGTGTCAGCAACACACAGAGGTACAAAATGTTGGGGAATGGCATGACGTGTGATGTCATAGTACATATCTTAAAGGGTATTGTGTTTGATCGAGTTGGTGAATCTTATGAGGTAACCGAATCTTTAAGTGGTTATAACAATAAAGGGATACAACAATGTTTGAGTTTTTAGTAGTTTTATGCAGATGAGGATATGAAATGAATAGAATAAATAGAAAGTTTAATATATGTAAGAAAGTAACAATGATGAAGATTAGAGCGGGTGAATCAGTACTGAAGTTAGCCAAAGGTTACTGCTTCAAGAGTAAGATGGTGAATAGTACTTACCACAACCCACTGCCCGATGTGACAAAGTATACGGAGAAGTCTAATGAACTCTAAAACACACGTATATACACTAGACGATGGCTCTACTACAACAGTAGAGGATATGGTTAAGGAATTGAATTGGGCTAAGAGTACTTGTTGGTCTAGACTTCAATCATCCACGGACCCAAGTAAGGTCTACAAGAAACTAAGCCCGACTAGAAAAGACTCAAGAATAGAGTACACACTAGACGATGGCTCTAGGTGGACGGCTGAGACTCTTGCGGCATACTTAGCAAAGAAGTACAACACTACATGCAAATCAACTACAGCAGGTGGTAGGTTATGCACTATGAAGGGTAACAGTAAGAAGATATTCTCACCTCTTAGGGAGGGTCGTGATGAAGAGTATAACAAGGTTAGTAAGATGATAAAAGATCGAATGTACTTTGACCCCTTAGGTCATTGGGCTTTACTGAATAAGGCATTATGATGACTAATTTAACTAGAGAATTCGAAGAAGACTCTTCTAATGGACTACAATTGAAGTATAATAAAGATACCTTTAAACTTGCCCCAACAGGGGCTTCTAATGAATGGAGATTAAATAAATGATTTATAAAGTAAAAACAACTTATAGAAGAGATAACGAAGTAAAGGTTACTACCTTCGGTGCAACAGAGAAAGATGGTAGTATTACTTTTAATTCAGAGAAGATTAGATTGGGTACTGTTAAGCTACCTTTTTACACAGACGTACTCAAGGGTACAACAGAGGAATACACACAATGAACCAAATGAAACAAGTAAACTTAAAATTACCAACAGAGACACTTAAGCAATTAGATCTAAAGGCATCTAAGATGGGACTAAACAGAACCTCATACATCAAGTTGATTGCTATGATGGATGTTGAATTTCAATTAGTTACTCCGTCAGGGGTAGCTGGCTCACCAATACAGTCAAGTAGTACTAACCACAAAGAATAGCCCCTTCGGGGCAGGAATACAGTAGGTCTATTATAGGTCTATTATAGATCTTCTTAGTGTTTGGTTTAAGAGGTCATGTAGTAATGTAGTAAGTAGGGGTTAATACGATAGCATTTGAGCTAGTATAGTCTAATATAGAGTATCCTTCTATTGGTGAGCCAACCTTGGTTATTGATCCTTTAGGGTCTTTGTTAGAGAAGTAACCCAACTCTGTTATGCAACACACATAATAGGGGGGTAGTGATATGCAACTATGATGACTGTCTAGTCAGAGTTACTTCTAATGGTGAGCCAGCTACATAAATATAATTAAATAAGAGGGGAATTAGTTATGATTGATAGGAAGTTTTTATATAAGTTAGTGGATAAGATTAATATAGCACAGAAGGCTAAGAATAATCCTTCTCCGTTATGTAAGTACTTAAGAAGATATGAGGGTGATAGAGAAGAGTTAGCTAATACTATATTAGAGGCTGTTGTTAAGGGGGTTGCTAATAGAGAGCAGTTAGTTAGTATTGGTGAGTCTATCGGTACTAAGTTACTACACTTAGAGGGTGAGAAGATGTCTAAGCTTACTTTTGGTGGTAACTACAAGAAGAAGAGAGAATTAATTAAGATTGGTATAGAGGCTGTTGGTCTCTTACAGATATGTGGTTGTATAAGATTAGCTAAACCTATTAAGATAGGTGGTAAGAATGAGATGTATACTTTAGAGCCTGCTTGTGATGAGTTTCTTAAGCTTATACTTAATTCTGATGAATCATTAGGGGAGTTTCCTACTGACCACTACACACCTTGGGATAAGCCTTGGAAGGGTGTTAATTCTATTGTTAAGAGGATGCCTGTTGGGTGGGATGGGAAGTATTCTAAGCAAGAGATACCCCATGTCTATGAGGCTCTCAATAACTATGGTAGTACTCCTTTCTTGATTAATGAGGAGATACTTAAGACTGTCTCACTTATGCAAGAGGGTGACCACTGTTGGATACCTGAGGAAATATCACAATCTATGGTTACTGAATCTATCTGTGACTTAATGAAGATCAAGAACAAGGAAGACTTTGTTAAAGATAAGAAGGCTGAGTGGGCTTTGGCTCAAGGTATTAATAGTAGGTACTTAGATAAGTTATCTAAACAGATGGCTAAAGATTGGTATACAGAGAGGTCTGAACCTCTGATTAAGATAATTGCTGCACACTCTAAGAGAAGAGAATTTAATATGGTACTTAAGAAGGCTACTATTATTAATGAAAGAAGCAGAAGCTCATTAGATAAGCCTTTCCACTTTGACTTTCAATTAGACAGTAGAGGTAGATTCTATCCTATGCAACAGTGGTTAGAGCCTACAGGTAGTGATCTTTCTAAGGCTCTACTACAGTTTGCTAATCCTCAAGAATGGTCAGAGAATGTAGAGGCTCACTTGGCCTACCACGTAGCTAATTGTGCAGGTATGGATAAGTTGTCTAAGCAGGATAGAGTTGATTGGGTCTATGATAATTATGAGTCTATTAAGCATGCTGTTGAAGACCCTCTTAACTCTGACTTAATCATGAGATTACAGGGTGAGAAGAAGACTAAGTGGCAATTCTTAGCAAGTGCTATAGCTTTTGTAGACTTGAAAGAGAATGGTAGTGAGGGTTGGCAATGTAGAATCCCTGTTGGGCTAGACGCTACCAATTCTGGCCTCCAGATCCTGTCATTCTTAACTAGGGATAGAAATGGTTGTCAAGATACTAATGTTATACAACATCCTACTAGAGAAATCGGTGATGCTTATGATGAGGTTTGGTCTGTTGCCGTTAATAATATGTATAAGATGATGGATAAGTTTGAGGATGTAGAAGATGAAAAAGAGATGGATAAGAATCTCGTTACTGCATTTCAACTTAATGATTACATAGAATATGGATCTAGGAAAGTCACCAAAAGACCATGTATGTCCTACTATTACTCAGCAGGTGAAGATTGTATCAGATACCAGTTGTACAACGATAGAGGCACGTTTGGCTCTGATGCCTTCACGAACATGAAATTTAAAGACACTAAGGCTTTGTCTAGATGTATCTTCAAAGCACTTGACGGTAAAGATGGGGCTTACCCACCACAAGCAAACACACTTAAAGTATTCCAAAAGACAGCATGTGATGCAGTTAAGAAAGCTGAGGATGTCTACTTATCTTGGAAGACTCCTACTAACTTTACAGCATTTCAAGGTTATGGCCGAATACATACTGAGAGATTAAGAGTAAGGTTTGGAGATAGGAGGTTGATGATAACAGTCGCCTTCGGTTATAAGGGTATTCTAAGAAAAAGACATAAGACAGGCATCTCAGCTAATATTGTTCATTCACTTGATGCCTCTCTCATGACTATGGTCTTGTCCAAGTTGGGCCGCATTGGGATCACTGACTTCATGATGATACATGACCAGTTCAGTGTCCCTGCGAGTCACGTAGATACCCTATTTGACGAGTTTAAGATGATCTTCATAGATACTATAGGGCCAAGTACTTTATCCTCTATATTGAAGGATTTGGGATCTGATGACTCTGATATTATCTATGGAGATGTAACCGACGATGAAGTATTACATGCTAACTACATCATCAGTTGATCTTAATTACTTATACTTATAACCATATGTAACCTGATTTCCATTCTCATATTGAGCAGGGAAGTTATGGTTAGACTTTGGTTGGTACTCACCACCTTCATCGATCTCATTCATGAAGTTATTAGCTTCTTTGATGTACCAACGTGGGTTGAAGTATGAGTATGGGTTGTATGAGAAGATACCGTTGTCTTCTGCATATCCATTGTTCAGGTTGTTACCCCAAGGTGTGAAGTTGTTATTGTCAAAGAATCCTGCTGATGCTGAACCCATTGTTGCTACAGTTAATACTGCTATTGCTAGTTTTTTCATTATATTATCCTAAAGTTAAAAGTTGTTCCCTTCTATAGGTGAGCCAGCTATATAAGACTCCTCTAATATAGTGTACTGAATGAGGGAAATGGGTGAGTCGCTACTAGTGGTTCCTCGGGGTAGGCCTCTACTGTTATATGCTTCTCACCTATCTCTTGTCACCCCTCTACGTTAGTGACAAATCAAATTGATTCTGTTTTCTACCAAACCCCGTAAGGTGAAAATAAACCAAAGACAAGTGAATTATATCATCACTTTCTAATATGTCAAGCTTATTTTAAGGTTGGCTCACCATTACAGATAACAAACAGAAATTAGAGGAGTTTCAATGAAGGCATTAATTGATGGTGATGTGTTGGTTTACCAATTAGGTTGGTCGGCACATAATAAAGAATGGGTAGTAAAGAATGACAGTGGGGACATACTAACTACCGAGAGTACTAAGACAGCTTGTAATAGTTTCATTAAAGAGATGTCACAATTCACCCAAGCTGCTGAAGGTTTTAATGTAGAGCTAAAGAAGGAATGGTGTAGTCCCCTAGAGGAAACACTGGAGGCATTAGATAAGAGGATAGCTTGGATTGTTAAGAGGGCTAAATGTACCCTGTATCAGATGTACATCTCAGGTCATACTAACTTTAGAAATGATGTAGCTAAGTTACAACCTTATAAGGGTTCCAGATCAAGTGAGAAACCAGATCAGTACCATGACATTAGGAAGTATCTTAAGACTAAGTATGAGGCCAAGGTAAGTGAGAATGAGGAGGCTGATGACTTATTAGGTATAGATCAAACAGAGGATACATGTATATGTACTATTGATAAAGATCTATGGACTGTACCAGGGTGGCATTATGATTTTAGGACTGACTATTTAGATTGGGTCAATGAGAAAGAGGCTGAGTATCATCTACAGTATCAATTCATATTAGGTGATAGAGTAGATAATATTCCAGGAATTAACGGATTAGGAAAGGTCAAGACTAAGAAATTACTTGAACCTTCTACTAATAGGTGGGCTGATATAGCCGACCAATATAGAAACCAATATGGTGAGACTTGGGAAAAGTCTTTACTTGAGGTAGGAAGACTTCTGTATATACGTCAGAAGAAAGGTGAAATGTGGGAAATCCCTAAAGCTTGCTACGAAAGGACTTAGTAGGGTTGGCTCACCATTGCAGATAACTAACGAAGTATGTGAACAGCTTTAGTTGGTTGCTGCATTTAAAATAATATAATAATAATCGTGAGGAATAAAGATGGCACAAGAAAGGAAAGTACTTAGAGATGTAGAGTTACATTGGTGTTCGGTAGATCCTGCCAAACCAACTGAATCATTTGAGAAATTGGTTTGGACTGTGACTGCACATGTAGATAAAGATACAGCAAAGGCCTTGAAGAAGGACAAACTTATCCGTAACTTGAAAGAAGTTGAAGATGAGGATGGTAACGAAACTGGCATGTATAAAATTAATGTCAACAAGTTAGCCATATCTAAAGATGGTAAGAGTTTGATCCCACCAGGGGCATTCATCTTGAACGAAGCAGGTAAGATGGAACCACTAGACACTAGTACTGTAGGTATTGGTAATGGTTCTAAGGGACACGTCTCATATACTATATATGATTGGTCATATAACGGTAAGAAGGGACAGTCAATGAGTCTTGCAAATGTAGTAGTAACTAGTTTGGTACCTTATGTTAGATCGGATGGTTCTGATGAATTCGGTTTTGAAAAGGAAGCAGGAAGTGAATTTTCTGTTAAAGCAATTAAAGAAGCTGTAGTTGAAGAGGATGTATTCTAAGTATAGATAAAATATAAATAAAGACCCCATATCTATTTATTTAGGTGTGGGGTTTTTTTATGTCTGAGGGAAAATATGAATGAAGATAAAGGGAAACTACTGAAGTCGGGGCAACCTTGTGATTTTGATGGATGTGATTCATCTGATGCAAAGGCTTACTACGATAATGGAGATAAGATTACTTCTTTCTGTTATTCATGTCAGCAGTCAAGAATAGAAGAATATAAAGATAGCTATAAGTGGGAGGCACCTACAGTGACAACAGATTTTGAGGACGTAGAAGCGGTAAATGATATTAAGAATGACTTTGAGGTTAGAGGTTTTGAAGATAGGAAGATACCTAAAGTTATATCAGAGATTTATGGAGTAAAAGTAGGATACGATAACAATAGAAAGATTAAGTATCACTACTACCCCGTGTTAGGTAAGAATAACCAAATAGGTGGTTATCAAAGAAGGGATGTGAATAGTAAGAAGTTTATAGGTATTGGTAGTGTAGATAATGCACAGCAACTTATTGGTGCAGATGTATCAACATCAAAGAATATGTTGGTTATCACTGAGGGTGTTTTAGATGCAATGTCTTACCAAACAATACTTTATAAGAAGTACAAAAGATTCTTCCCTGTCGTTAGTGTGATCAACGGCACGGGTGGTGCTAAGAAACAGATAGCACTTAACTTAGAGTATGTCAACTCTTTTGATAAAGTTGTTATTATGTTTGATGCTGATGAACAGGGGAGAGAGGCAAGTTACCATTGTGCTAAGATGATTAGGACTGGTAAAGCTTATATAGCCGAACTTGGTAAACACGGTAAGGATGCATCTGACTACCTTGTGAACGGTAAAGATAAAGAGTTAAGTAATGCCGTATGGGAAGCTAAACAGTACTCACCTGCAGGTATTATCAACTCTAAAGATACTTATGAAGAGTTTATTAAGGATAAAAGAGAAGACTCAGTACCTTACCCTGATTGTTTCGGCAATGTCAATGCCATGACATATGGTAGACGTACAGGTGAGTTGACTATCTTCACAGCAGGTACAGGTGCAGGTAAGTCTACTTTCTCTAAGGAAGACATCTACCACCTCCTGATGACTACTAATGACCAAGTTGGTATTGTGTCCTTAGAGGAGAGTGTCAGAGAGACGATGGATAGGATTGTAGGCATTCATATCAATAAACCTATCTATCTACCTGACTCAGACTTTGATCGTAAAGGAGAGGAAGGTAAGAAGGCTTGGGATGAGACTATGGGGTTGGGTAGATTAACCTTATTAGATCACCAGGGTTCTGTATCTGATGATTCTCTTATGATTAAGATGGAGTACATGGTAGCTCTCGGTTGTAAGTGGTTGTACTTAGACCATATCACTATGGCCATATCAGAGGTAGATGGTAATCAAAATCAAGCTATGGACAAAGTTATGTCTGACTTACTTAAGTTATGTAAGAAGCATGATGTATGGATTGGTGTTGTATCACACTTAAGGAAGGCACCTTCTGGTAGTAAATCATTTGAGGCAGGTGCTGAGGTTACTGAGGATGACTTGAAAGGGTCTGGTTCACTTAAACAAATCTCTATGCAGACTATAGCCTTCTCTAGAAACAAACATGCTGACACAGAGGATGCTAGGCAAGAGGTTAAGATTTATGTACTTAAGAATAGATTCTCAGGGACTATTGGCCCTGCAGGTAAGTCTAGGTATGACAAGGTTACAGGGAGGTTGTACAAAGTACTTAGTGAATTTTAATAGGGGGAATTATGAGGTTAGTATTTGATCTGGAGGCCAACGGTCTACTTGAGGATGTTAGTAAGTTATGGTGTATTGTAGCTTATGATCTGGATACCCAAGAGACTCATGTATTCACTGATAATGATAGGAAGTATAAAGGCATCGATGAGGGTCTTAAGTTTCTACAGAAAGCAGACACACTTATAGGTCATAACATTATTATGTATGACTTACCTGTTATGGATCTGGTGTTCGGTACTAAGTTTGATAGTAAGTTAATTGATACTTATCTACTTAGCCTAATGTTGGACTTCAATAGGAAACTTAAGCACTCAGTTGGTAGACATAGTTTAACCAATTGGGGTGAGTACTTTGGGGTACCTAAGCCTAAGCAAGATCAATGGACTAAGTGGGAACCTAGTATGCTACACAGGTGCATAGAGGATGTACGTATTAACGTACTAGTCTATAAGCATCTTATTAAAGAACAAAAGGATATTCAGGTACCTAAGAGGACTATGCAAAGAGAGATGGAGGTTGCATCTATTAGTGCTCAACAGGTTAAGAATGGTTGGTTGTTTAATAGAAGGTTAGCCGAGAGACATATTAAATTCTTAGATAGAGAGTTAGAGAGAATAGCTAATCTAGTAGAACCCCTGCTGCCAAACATTGTTAAGTGTAAAGACACTTGGATAACTAACGAAGAGTGTAATACCATTATGGAAACTAAGGGTATTATCTATGATTCTGATCTGGGTTCTAAGCGTCTGAGGGACATCAAGACGAACTTGTTTACTAAGGCAGGGAAGGTACACAGTCACACAGCTAAGTGGTTTAATATATCACCTGATGATGTTCATCTAATAGGTGGGCCGTACTGTAGGGTTGAATTTATACCTACTAAGATGACCCAGACTGCTGAGATAAAGAAGTTCTTGTTTACTCAAGGGTGGAAGCCTACTCAGTGGAATATGAAGATCAATGAGGATGGTGAGAAGGAGAGAACATCGGCCAAACTTACTGAGGATTCATTTGAGTCTATTGAAGGTGACATTGGTAAGGATCTGGCACTACATGCTATTTACCGACATAGAAGAAACACCATCCTTAATATGAAGAATGAGGATAAGGGTTGGTTAGGTGTCATGAGGGATGATTCAAGAATAGAGTGTGTGCCTTTTACATTAGGTACTGCTACAGGTCGTATGTCCCACAGGAAGCTTGTTAATGTGCCAGGGGCTAAGTCAGTCTTCGGTAGGGAGATGAGGGAGTTATTTATAGCACCTAGGAATGATGTATTAGTAGGTTGTGATTTAGCCTCTGCTCAGTTAAGGTTGTTAGCCTCTGCAATGGAGGATGATGATTATGCCGATACTGTACTTACAGGTAAAGAGTCAGAAGGCACTGATATACACACTGTCAATGGTATCTCAGCAGGTCTGATTGATCCAAGTTGGGACTTACATAGCCAAGAGAGATCAAACGGTAGATCAAACAGTAAGACGTTTATCTATGCAATGTTGTTTGGATCTGGTGATGCTAAGATTGGAGCTATTGTTGGTGGTACCTCTAGAGACGGTAGGAAACTTAAGAGTAAATTCCTTAACAATCTACCTGCCCTCGGTACCTTGATAGGCAATCTAAGGAGACAGTACAAAGCCTCAGGTAAGAAGTTTATTAAACTACAAGATGGTAAGAGGATACAAGTAGATTCCGCCCACAAGATACTTAACTATAGGTTGCAAGGTGATGAAGCTACACTTACTAAAGAGTGGATGTGTGTATCAGATAGGAGGATTAAGAAAGAAGGATTAAGATGTAATCTTCTTGCTGTTATGCATGACGAGCAGAACTTTGAGTGCCACCCTGACGATGCAAATAGGTTGGCTAGATTATTAGAAGAGACGGCCACTGAAGCAGGTAAAAACTTAGGGTTCTACTGCAGAATGGATGGTAGCTCTAAAATAGGAAACAATTGGTATGAGATACACTGATGGAAAGTGATTCTATATGTATAGAAGAGGCACTTGAACGTATGTCTGATATGAAGGGTAGGTGTGAGAGTGGTGAAGACTGGGAGTTATATCTCAGCATGGAGACCACATTACAACTTCTAAAAGAGATGGGTTTCAAGAGAATATCAAAATATAAAGGGAGAGATTATGAGTGAGGGTTTAATGTGGGAGATACTGGTAGCAGTATGTGCATTAGGTGCATGGTACACACATTGGTCTAATGGCAACGCATACGATAGGGGATTGATAGATGCCATACAGATGCACAATGAGGGGAGGCTCACATATGAGTCTAGCTATGATGATGAGGGTGTAGAGATGTTGGATATAAGAATAGAACCTGGGGATTTTAAATGAAGACTGAATACTTAGGGATAACTATAGATCGTACTAGAGATAAGGTAATGTCTGAGCAGGCAAGGGAGCTTGTCAAAGGGTACTATCTAAGGGGAAATGAGAAGAGTCCACAGGAGGCCTACGCTAGAGCCTCAGTGGCCTATTGTGATGGTGACTTAAGTCTAGCACAGAGGTTATATGATGCTGTATCTAACGGTTGGTTTATGTTTAGTAGCCCTGTATTGTCTAACGCTCCTTATGAAGGAGAGCAAGCTAAAGGATTACCTATTTCTTGTTTTCTCTCTTACATACCTGACACTCTTGATGGTCTTATTGACCACCAATCAGAATTGGCTTGGCTCAGTGTTAAAGGCGGTGGGGTCGGGGGCCATTGGTCAGATGTTCGTGCAGTAAGTGATAAGGCACCGTCACCAATACCATTCATCAAGGTAGCTGATTCAGCAATGACAGCTTATAAACAAGGTCAAACAAGGAAGGGAAGTTATGCAGCGTATATGGCAGTCAGTCACCCAGACATTATCGAGTTTCTTAACATTAGAGTCCCTACGGGAGGGGATCTTAACCGTAAGTGCTTTAATCTTAATAATGCTATCAATATTACTGATGATTTTATGTCTACCGTTATTGCTGGTGGTATGTGGGATCTTGTTGATCCCCATGACGGCTCTGTACGGGATGTGGTTTCTGCTAGAGATTTGTGGCAGAGGATTCTCGAAGTACGTTTCAGGACGGGTGAACCGTATCTTAACTTCATTGATGAAGCTAACAGACATCTTCCGCAAGCTTTAAAAGATCATGGTCTCTCGATTAAAGGCTCGAATCTCTGCAATGAAATTCATTTACCAACAGATGAGAAAAGAACGGCGGTGTGTTGTTTGTCTTCTGTCAATCTTGAAAAGTTTGATGAATGGAAAGACACATCTTTAGTATGTGACTTAATTACTATGTTAGATAATATACTGACTTCATTCATCAACGATGCCCCTAAGGTGCTCAAGAAGGCCGTTCATTCGGCAGTTACTGAACGTAGTCTAGGGTTGGGTGCAATGGGGTTCCATTCGTACCTACAATCGAAGAATGTACCCTTTGAGAGTGGTATGGCTACAAGTCATAACAGACGTATGTTTAAGACAATTAAGGAGCAGGCTGTTATGTGCACGGAGGCCTTGGCGGTTACTAGAGGGGAATACCTGTATGGTGAAGGAACAGGTAGGCGTAACTCGCACTTGCTGGCCGTGGCACCGAATGCCAACAGTGGTATGATCTTAGGTACGTCACCTTCAATAGAGCCACTCAAGTCTAATGCATTTACACATAGGACTAGAGTAGGTGCTCATTTGATTAAGAATAAGCACTTAGATAAGGTCATGGAAGAACATAGACTTAGACTAGGTAAGGATCAAGATTGGCTTGCTAAGGAGTGGAAGAACATTATCCACCATGAGGGTTCGGTACAACAGTTAGATTACTTGACTGATTGGGAGAAGGATGTCTTTAAGACTGCCTTTGAGTTAGACCAGGAATGGGTTGTTGAGCATGCTGCACAAAGACAGGAGTTTATCTGTCAGGGTCAGAGTGTTAATCTATTCTTCCCTGCTGGCAGTGATAAGGCTGTAGTTAATAAGGTACATCTTAAGGCTTGGAAAGATAAGCTTAAGGGTCTGTACTACTTAAGAACTTCAACAGGACATACTGCTGAACAAGTAGGACAAAAGGTAGAGAGAGTAGCACTACAGGACTTTGTAGAAAGTGATGAGTGTATGAGTTGTAGTGGATAGGAGTTAATATGAGTACAATGGAGGAATCAAGGTTTTATAAGCCTTTTAAGTACCCTTGGGCTATGGAAATGGCTGAGGATCATGAGAAGATCCACTGGGGTACTTGGGAGTTAAAGTTACAGGAAGATGTAGATCAATGGAAGAATGGTACTATCAGTAAGGTTGAGAAGAATCATATTACCCAGATCTTAAGGTTGTTTACACAATCAGATGTGCAAGTAGCACAGAACTACTGTGACTTATTTATCCCTAAGTTTAAGAACAACGAGATACGTAATATGTTGTTATCTTTTGCTAATAGGGAAGGGACGCACCAGAGAGCGTATGCTTTACTTACAGACACATTGGGTTTTCCCGATAGTGAATATTCTGCATTTCTTGAATATAAAGAGATGGTTAAGAAGATTGAGTTTATGCAAGATAATGATACAAGTACACTACATGGCCTAGGAAAGGCTATGGCACAAACTTGTGTTAATGAGGGGATGTCGTTGTTCTCGGCCTTTGTGATGTTATTGAATTATCAAAGATTCGGTAAGATGAAGGGTATGTGCGAAGTTGTTGAATGGTCTATCAGAGATGAAACAAAACATGTCGAAGGTATGACTAAACTATTTAGGGAGTTTACAGATGAACATCGTAGAATCGTTACAGACGAGTTTAAGAGAGATATATACAAAATGTTTAGAGAAGCTGTTGAGTTGGAAGACAAAGTTATCGATCTTACTTATTCAATGGGAAGTGTCGAAGGTCTTGAAAAAGATCAAGTCAAAACTTACATCAGATACTTAGCTGACAGAAGGCTAATTCAGTTAGGTCTAAAACCTAATTGGGGTGTAAAGGATAATCCACTAGAGTGGGTTGATTGGATTGTAGCAGGGGATAGTTTCAAGAACTTCTTTGAAGGGACGGTTACCGATTACTCTGCTGCAGGATTAGAAGGAGATAGTTGGGGATGGTAAAGAGAATAGTAGTATTAGCAAGTGTTGTTATGCTTGCAGGGTGTGTCCACTATGATATAAAAGAAAGGGTGGGCAATGGTTGGAAGGTAGTAACAAATACAAATTCATATCGTTATGAGATACATGAGGATGGATCAGTTACTACTTATATAGAACTTATAGGAGATAAATAAGATGGATGAGTTAAAGAAGTTATTTGAAGAGAATAAGAAGATTATTAAGACTACAGTAGTTGTGGCTGTTGTTATTGCAGCAGTGATATGGGGACAGGCACCTGATGTTTGAGAAACCTATGAACCAAGACCTTGGTACTGATACTTTTGGTAACAGGGTACACCTAACTAACAGACCACCAATGAAAGGAGTTAAGTTAGCTACTGTTGACACTGACTATGTCAACCCTAGGAATAATGTAGAGACCGTTATGGAGGGTGTGAGTAAGGACAGCGATAGAACTGTGAGGCATGTTTATTATGACAGGTCTAAGGTTGACTAAGCACTTCCTTAAACAGGTTTTGTATTGGGTGATTTTCTTTGTTATACAATTGACCTCTGTAACACTTATGTTTTGGGGTTTTTGGGAACTATGGAGATGGGTGGATGAATGATTATATACCTGAGATTCCTACTTATGGGGAATTAGAAAACAAGTTGAAGAACTTAGAGAATGAGAACAAACTACTGAGTCTTAGATATGAAGACCTCTGTAGAATAATAAGAAAACAAGGAAAGGATAGTGTAAATTATTGGAGTTGATATATGGATATAAAAGAAGATGACAGTGGTTTGTTTATAGAGCTAAATGATTCAGAGGTTGCTATGTTTGCTAAGATAGGTATTAATCATGCCATTAAGGAAGGTACTAATATGATACGTGTAGGTGGTACCAAGTATGCTGCTGAGTTTGGTAAGTTAGGTGAGACTTGGGACGATGATGATGATAGAATAGGAATCATAGGACAAAATGGTAATGACGGTATCCACTACCCACCACATGATGATTACATAATGAATAATCCTACTAAAGAAGAGAAGGAGAAGAACTTAAAATTGTATAACAAGAGGCTGGAAGATGACGTTTACATATAAACGTGAGGAAGTAATCTATGGAAGAAGACGAGAGAATCATAACCAATTTAGATTTAAAGGATGTGGCTAAGTATTGGGCTGTCACCTTAACAGATGGTACAATTGATGAAGAGGACGAGCTTTTAGCTTTATGTTATTTAACACTTTTTGACATAGTTAAAAGGGAGTGGGATTTAGACACTTGGTCTATGACTAATGTTACTAATTTAAGTACAAAGGATCACTAATGAGTAGAAAAAAGAGAGGTTCAGATTTAGTTGCTAGGTTGAATTTAAAACTTAGAGATATACAACCAATGACAGATGCACAGGAGGATTTCTTTAGGAGATACGACAGTGGTAAAAGTCAGTTGCTAATTGGTTATCCAGGTACAGGGAAGACCTTCTTAGCTGTATACAAGGCTTTAGAGGAAATGACACTAAACAATGATATTAATAGAGTTGTTATTGTTAGATCTGCTGTACCTACTAGGGACTTAGGTTTCTTACCAGGGGGTTTAGATGAGAAGGGGGAGGTTTATGAGTTGCCTTATAAGCAAGTTTGTACTAACTTATTTGGTAGAGGAGATGCATATGAGATACTTAAGAAACACGGTTTGATTACCTTCTTAACTACTTCTTATGTTAGAGGTGTTACGTTAGATCATACAATTGTTATTGCAGATGAGTTTCAGAACTTTACAGCCCATGAGGCCGATAGTATTCTTACTAGGTTGGGTAAGGGTTCCAAGATACTCTTCTGTGGTGACTTCTTTCAAACTGACTTAACCAAAGCTAAGGATCTGGACGTTTACAAGTTTGTAGAGGTTCTAGAGAGTATGGGTAATTGGTTTGACGAGACTAGTTTTGAGGTGGAGGATATTGTTAGAAGTGGCATTGTTAAGGCTTATATTACTTCTAAGTACATGGTTCATAGGGAGGGATTTTAATGTTATATCATACAGAAGAAGAATGTTCTATTAAGTTAGAGGCTATTAGCTTTAAACTAGAGGATATGAAGAAACATATGTTTGGACCAGATAATGTATATGTTATCGAAGATATACAGGCTTTAGTTAATGAGCTTATCAGAGAGATAGCTAAACATGAGGAATAGAAGGTGGAGGAAAGGTGCCAGAAAGGCAGACTCTAAGTGGGAGGGGGAATTAAGGGATACAGTACTTAAGAGTTGTGATTATCACCCAGATCGTATCCCTTATACAACGGAACATACATACCAACCTGACTTTAAGACAGGTGAGATACTGATAGAGGCTAAGGGAAGATTTATGGATTCATCCGAAGCCTCTAAGTATGTATGGGTTAGAAAGGCTTTACCCGAAGGAGTAGAGCTGATCTTTCTATTTTACAACCCAGAGACACCAATGCCTAATGCAAAGGTGAGGAAGGACGGTACCAAGAGGACCCACAGGGAGTGGGCTGTTAAGAACAACTTTAGGTGGTTTACTAAGGACAATATAGGAGAGGTTTTATGTATGAAGACGTGAAGGAGATATATAACCTACCAGGTTGCTTGGTTATTATTTATAATAGGAGAAAGAATGTCAGAAAATAAAGGGAGTCTAGTTAAGTCTATTGCAGACTCATTAGATACAGCAGTTACTATTTACAATGAGGTTAAGTTTAACACAACAGAAGATAGTACAGAGTTTGAAAGTGGTATGGTAGAAGAGTTAGAGGTGACTATTTTAGGACTCATTAAGAGTCTTAGAATATCAGCATTTAGAGCGAGTGACATTTAACAAAAATAAACCCCAGACGGGTCCTTAATTGGACTTATCTGGGGTTTTTTTATGACTATTGTGAATTAAGAGCCTTCTCAAATTCGGAGTCTAGTTGTTGTTGTGTTTTATTACCTAGTTTAGCCTTCTCAAAGTCGGCATCAACTCTCCTATCTACTACCTCTTTTCCTGCTGAGTAGCCCCCGATAGCTGCACCACCACCTAAGGTAGTCCAACCTGTCATAGAGGCAAGGATGTCCTCTGCTGATGCATTAACACCTAACTTAGACCCTTGTTTCTCTATAAAGTTACTAAGCCACTCTCTAGCCTTTCCTTGTGGCATTGGTTTGTTTGAGAACTGTCTTAGGACAAATCGGTTGAATGCAGGAGATTTAGCAGCTCTAAGAATACTCATAGCAGCAGTAGCTGCAACTACACCACCTCCAATTCCACCAAAAAGAGTACCAGCACCTGTCGCTAAACTTATACCTATGACTTTAGCACCCCATTGGGTGATTTGACCATGTATCTCTTTGGTATCCTTGAACATCTTACCGAAACCATCTAATTCATCTGCCATCTCTGGCCACAACTTTTTAAGAGTCTTTACACCAGAATTACTAGTCATGTATTTACCAAACATGTTTAAAGAGGCATCGTTAGAAGATAGAAGTTTAGTCTTAACAATCTCTCTCATCAATTCCTTTTGTTTACTAGCAAAGGTAGGATCACCCATGTCTTTACCCATCTGCTCCATATCATCTAAAAACTCTTTAAGTTTATTAGGTGAGTTATCTGCATCGTTAAGTATGTCATTGATATATGCCTTACCGTCAGAGTCCCTTACTTGGGCCCTCTGTATTTTCTTGTTGTTCTTAATAGAAAAATGGTCAGTATATGCCTTATCTACTCTTGCAACTTCATTCATAAATTCAGAATCTTTTCTTGAAATACCAACTCGACTAGCGTGGTTGTTGAAATCATTTCTTACGTCTTTATTAAACTTAGCTAAGAAATCATCTGAACCAGCAAGTCTCTGATCTACATTCTTACCAATACCTGATTTATTATTATGTTCTGCTTGTCCTGCCTTAGCTCTCAGTTTTCTCAGACCCCTAGACATTGACATTTGACCAGATTCCATCTTACCAATAATAACTTCAAAGTCTTTCATTAAAGGGTTTGCACTCTTCTTTGTTACATCTACACCGTGGTCTTTGTTTATTCTAACCCAACGAGCTCTAAGTCTGTCAGTTGTCTTCTTATTACCTTTGAAACCCAGATCCATATCTAACTTGTCAAAGCTATCTTTGAAGTTTTGTGATATATCCTTACTGCCTTGTTTTAAAGACTGAGACATATCTGCAATAACTACATCAGGATCTTTTACTATAATCTCACTTGTATCTGTACGTTTAGTTCCTGTTAAAGCCTCTCCAGTCGTATCTTGTATCTCTTTCTTAATTGCTGTAGGGTCTGCTATAGCGTGTGCGACACCCTTTTTAATACCCCTACCTCCAGGCACGTCTAAGGTAGCTGTCTTCTTAACACCCTTGTTAATGGCACCACCTAAGGTCTGTGCTAGGCTTTTCTCTATTTCTTCCTCTGCTAAATCACTAGCCATTTTAGAATTCCAAGCATCTAGTGCCTTTTCACCTTTGGCAATCTCTTTTTTTGTAGGTTTTACCCCTTTAATCATGTCTAATGCTCTGCGTATTTTCGCCATTACTTATTCTCCTGTCCTGTTTGGTAGTCTCTTTTCCAACTATCATAATCCTGTGTGGTCATCTTGTTAGCTATAGCAGTTTTGTAAGCATCAAGAATATGCTTATCCTTACCAGCCTGTTTCTCATCCTCAAGATAGCTCAATAAACCTTTAGCATGTTCAACTGCTTGGTAACGTGAGGGGAAAGTATACTCCTTCTTATTATCATCCACCATAGTAAATTCTTTAGGATTTTCTTCAAAGGGCATTTGTGCTAACTCACCTATGGACTTATAAGTATCCTTAGTATCGTCAATTAGTTTTCCAAAAGATACTTCCTGTTTAGGTCTCTTGGTGTGGTATCTATCACGTCTAGTAGTATATTCTTGGTCATCATCCTGTATACCAAACTTAACATCGTGTGCTTGATCCATGATATTAAAAGGACCATCGTATATTAAAGGACTTCCACCTATAGCCGTACCAATAACTTTCTTCTTATTGTTAGCTACCCAATCCGCTACCTTTTTAACTATAGGTACAGTCTTGGACATACCCTGAAACACCTTTATAGCTGCCGTACCAGGGAGAAGAGTGGATCCTGCACCATATGCAAGAACATCCAACTTCTCCTTCAAATCCCTAGAGCCTGTGCCCCACGCAGGTATCTCCCCTGAAGCTTTCAATAGATCTAGGTAGTTCTCTTTAGCCCCTGATTCATAATTACCATGTCTATCTAAGGGACCCTCTAATGGTCTGTTGTAGGTGTGGTTACCAGCGTTGTTACTTTTATTATAAGCCTTAAACCTTTCATTCTGTTCACCTCCTGACGCACCATCTTTGGTGTATGTGTTATTAAACAATGTATCGGCACCTTTGGCAATCCAATTCCAACCACCATGTGTGTTTGTTTCATGATCAGCGAAATCGTTAGCAAGCTTACGCATCCTTTTATCATCTTTTAAGATGCTTTGTATGCTGATGTGATCGGCTGGTAACCAGGACCCTGTGTTTTTATACCAAAAATCCTGAGCCAATGCAGCCTTATTGTTTTTCAGAAAGCTTTCAAAACCAACCTTCTTAGCAGCAAGGTCAGCCTGACGATCCATAACAATTTTAGCATTCTTAACGGCATTCCTACGGGCAAGCTCGTTTTCAGTAGGTCTTCTCATTATTATCTCCCCATCATCTGTTTGAGTAACTCAATTGCCAAGCCTACTTTACCTTTAATCTTAGCACCAGACCCTTTAAAAGGTTCACTAGGAAAGGCACCAAAAGGTCCACTACCTGAGAACTTAGGACCACCGCCCATATGATCGTAATCTAGTGGGTTAGGTTTGAAGTTAGGACCTTTAAAAGGTTCACTAGGAAAGGCACCAAAAGGTCCACTACCTGAGAACTTAGGACCACCGCCCATATGACTATAGTCAAAGAAATTATCTTTAATACTTACGTCACTAGGTTTTAAGTTATGACCTTTAAAGGCCTCAGGCATCTGATCCATTAAAGACTCAAAGCTACCCTTTATTTTACTAGCGTCAACTATACCTAACCTCTTCATTAAGGCCTCACGAGCAACTCTGTTCTTAAGGAATTCATCTAACTTACCTGCACCATATGCACCTGCAGCTATTGCTAAGATACCTGTACCTATCTGCCCTTCTTTGGACATACCATCATAGGTGCTTTTAGCCTTATCAACTCCTTCTTCAAGTCGATCTCTAATCTCTTCAAAACCACTCTTCTTACCGTAGTCTCTCTGTGTAGGTCCGCCTATATAAGAGGTGCCTATAGACCTGATATTTATAGGATCTTTAGGTACTTCACCGCCAAACTTAAGGACATTACCGTCTAAGTCTGTAAGATCACGAACTGCCTCTTCTTCAGTCTCTACATCATTTGTAGGTACATCTGTAGTCCAATTCTCACCAAAGTAACCAATCTTCTTACCGTCAATACCTCTCACTATCAGGTGTTCTACAGGTATGCCTCTATTTGTTCTGTCTAAATGATAAGAACTTACATAACCACTTTGACCTGTTTCTTGGTTGTAAATGGGGGTCATTTCAGTCTTGAAATCACCCTTTTGTACTGTCATTCCTGCCATAATGGTCTCCTATTTAAAACCTTTATTAACCCTACTGATATAAGCCTGCTTAACATCATTAGATAAATTAGACATATCTTGACCTTCAAAGATACTATCTAGGACTACTTTAGAATCTGCTTTAGCAATAGTAGCTACATAGGCATCATCACCTTCAGAGTACATTAACATCTTAGCTGTAGGTAATTTAAGCATATTATCTTTATGGTATGCATTAGTCCACAGTGTAATCTTTTCAGGTTTAGGAGAAAGTCCATTACCTTTCTTAGGATCTGACTTCCAATCATCAATATAGGTAGCAAGAGCAGTACTGTACTTAATTTTCCAATCTGCAATTCTATCTGAAGTTTCAAGTAACAACTTCAAACCTAAAGGAGACTTCATACGGCCCATAGCGGCTTCCGTAAATACTTTCATCTCTTTCTCAGAGATAGCACCCTTAGTTTGACTGATGAACTTAAGAACTTCAATAATAGTTCTATTGAAAAGTATTTCACCAGTGGCTGTTTCAACTGCACCTGCACCAAATACTTCTGTAAAGATAGATCTAGCAGCTTGTTTAAGATTACCAAACCACTCACCTGTACCGAACTCACCCTCTATTTCATCAAGTTGAGCTCTTAGTTGGGCATTTCTAGCTTGTTCTGTTCTAGCACTATCTGACTCTTCATTAGCTGCAGTACGAACCTTTTCTGTTGCATCTACATCAACCGCAGATTGTTTAACTACCTTCTTAATCTCACCTTTAGCACCTTCTACACCTATAGTACCAGTATTCTTGAAGGTTATTAAATCTCTCTTCTGTTGATATGTGTCCTTGTTGTTACCTACAGTTGTCTGTAAGGCAGCCATCTCTCTCTTATGACCAACAGAGTCCATATTACCCTTGTACTTAGCATCAATCTTAGCTACTTCTTTCTTCCAATAAGTATGATCCTTCATCTGTGCTGTCCAATCATCTTGGACACCATCAGCAAAGCCCTTAAAGGCAAACTGAGCAGAATCATGAGCACTGTAACCGAATAGACGAGAACCTGCATATAGCAATAAAGCTCTCATAATCTCTTGACTTGTAATACCTGTCAACTTTGTAAAGCCTGCCATTAGGTCAGCAATCCAAGATGTAGCATCCTTGTCTTTAGCACCTTTAGCTTCTTCTTCACTTGAGAATAAACCAGTAACACCGTCAAAAAGAGCTTCAGCAGCCACGACAGGAGCACCTACGATAGCCATCACAGCATTACCTGCAGTGTCTAGTAACCACTCACCTGCTTCAGCAATCATGTTACCTGCTTGGTCAACAAGCTCACCACCGTCAGTTTCCACCCATTCACCTGCAGATGCAATTAGCTCACCTGCTGTCTCACTTGCACTATCTATACCTTCACTAATAGTACTTTCTAATTCACCTGCAGCATTTTCAATCCAATCTCCTGCTTCGGCAATAATAGCCCCTGCTTCATCGATAGCATTACCTGCTTCATCGACAACCCATTCACCTGCTACAGCTATTAAACCACCTGCACCAATAGTTACGGCTTTAGCAAAAGTCTGTAATCTACCTGACTCATCCTCTGCCCATTCACTTGCTTCAGCAAGTACATTACCTGCTTGGTCAATGGCATTACCGACTTCATCAGCAACCCATTCACCTGCTTCAGCAATAACTTCCTGAGCACCTTCTGCAGCTTCAGAAGCACCACTAAGTAGTTCAATACTGCCATCAGCTAATGCCTGTGCAACTTCATCTACTTTAGCAACAAAGTCATTAACAGCTTCAATAGCAACAGGGTTATCAATCTCACCTGTATTAACTAATGCCTTCTCTAAGTTAGCCGTAGCTAATTCAGGACTCTCTACGATCTCTAAAACCTGATCTTCTGATAAGTCTACCGTCTCAGTCTCCACCACCTGTTGCTCTGCGAAAGGAATACCCTGTGAAGCAGCAATAACATCCTCAGGAGACTCTAATACTTCTTCTGGGGTAAAGGCCTGCATAAGGTCTAAAGGGGCCTCTTCTGGGCCACCCATAGGGGCCATCATTTGATCGTTTAAGCCTTGATTATTAAGCTGTTGATCCATTGTCTCAACAAACTGACTATCGTCCACAGGTTGTCCAATTTGGGCCTGTGAGGGGTCTAATGTAGGGTCTATTGTAGGCTCTAATATAGGTAATAATGCAGATATGTCTTGTTCAGGAGTAGGGGTTAGTACATTACCCACTTGGTCTTGTGTAGGTCCTCCTGAGTATGATGTACCTACTGTACCACCGCTTAGGAAGTCTACGACAGCCTGTGGGATACCTTTTGCAGCCTCTTTTTGGCCTTCTGTATTAGTACCTGCAACGAACGGTGTAGACGCTGTAACTTGGTTGTTACTAGCATCTTTATTAGGTCTGTTGTTCTTGAACTCAAACTTACCACCGTCAAGGGTCTCACCAGAGATCTTCTCCAGATCATTATCGTTGTCTGTGACAGTCTTAAACATGTCTTCTAGACCACCTTTACTCATGATAGACTTAGAGTCCTCTGCTTCTTGTTCTGCTATTAATCCATCTATAGCAGCCTGTTTCTCATCCTCTACAATACTGTCTAGGGTGATTAATGTCCCATCATCTGACCCTGGTAAGGTCATAGGCCCTAGACTTTCTGTCTCATCGTTCAGTACAACAGGTACTTCTATTGTAGCACTCCATGAACCACCTAATAGCTCACATGACTCTTTAGTGATTGGTTCGTTACCCTCAGCATCATAGATAATGGCACTTGTCCATAAGTCTTTACATGAACTCATATATTTCTCCTAATTTGTTGTTTATTCACCTTAACCCATTAACATTTTAAAGATAGCCATATAGTCAATATCTTTCAAGACCTCTCTGGTATTACCCTGAGCATCGGCCATCATTCTAGAGTCCTTAGCTGGGTCTGCTATAGTGGCTTTAGCTACATTCGGGTCTACTGTTATTTCACCCATATTCTGTGTAACACTTGTAGGACCACCTTCTGTAAACACCTTACTTTCTAGTTTATTAGATAAGGCAGCAGGTGTTTCTGTTGGACCCATGTTGACTGCTTTAGATAGAGAACCGACATCTTTTATACCGTTCTCAAGCACTTCATCTTGTTGATCCAACATATCTGTAGTTGGAGGTGGTGGTGCAGTAGGTGACGGTGGTGGTGTTGCTTTTGTATCCCCAAAAGGACCTTTTTCACCACCTATATTACCAGTACCTACATTCTTTTCAAATAACTCTTTAAGCTTTTGCTTAAACATAGGATCGTTCATAAAATTCATAATACTCTCCTATTTATTGTATAGTTCATTGTAAATAGCTCTTGCAGCTAATTCACCATTCTTCATAAATGCCTCACCTACCTTACCACCAACACTCCTAACCCAATCAGGTGTGTCATCAGGCCAACTGAACTCAAAGGACTCATAATGACCATGTTTGTCTAAAGGACCTTCTAAGGGTCTATTACCAGGGTTTTTAACTGCAAAAGGGTGCTCTTTATAAGCCTTCACCTTATCAGTATTATTGTAAGCTTGGAACTCTGGGTTTTGCTCACCTAAGACACCCTGTAGGCCACTTTTAGCACTGTTAAATAGGTTACCAAGCACTCCAGATAACAGCTCCATACCAGCCTTCTCAGCCTCTCCAGGTGGTAGGATTTCCCTAGAACCAGGGTTCGTATTTGTACCCTTTTCGGTACTAAATTGGGAACCTTGGGCAAGTATGGCCTCCATTTGTTTCTTCTCTTCTGCAAGTTTGCCAGCGACTGTATAAAACAGTTTTCTACTTTCTTGTTCAGGCATTATTATTCTCCATTATTCATCACCATCATCATCATCACTATCATCATCAACACCTGTATCATCATCCCCTGTCTCAGTATATTCACCAGAAGGGTTATGAACGCTAGAGACAACCGAATCCTCATAACCACCATCACCACCATCACCATTCCAATTGTAGTCATCAGTATGCCAGGTATTGCCATCACCAGTCCCGTAGGAACCTGAATCGTCTGACCAAGGACCAGCCCCTGCGGTAGGGTTTTCACCGTTTAGACCCATTGAGTTCTTCGGTCCGTTACCGAGTAAGCCTTGGTTGTTACCAAGGGCAGTATTAGCCCTAGTGTTATTAACATTATTACCAGAGATACTAAAGTTGTTGACTACTGGTGTACCGAATGGGCTCGTCTTAACTTTATCTTCAGCACCCTTCCCACCCATGTAGTTAATGGTATTATGTTCAGGAGCTTTACTACCTAATGTATTATGCTCAGGGGCATTACTACCAAACGTAGTCTTACCACCCCAGAATTCACCTAAGAAGTTACCTAGGTTGAAGTCGGGCATATTATTATCCCCGATAAAGGATGTTTGACCACTATCTTTAAACTGTTGATACTCAGGGGTTCCCCAAGCTGGACGCATGAGCCTATCATAGTTAACAGGTTTCGTTTGAAACCTAGAGTCAAAGAAGTTATCATGAGTCTGACCTTCTGAGAGAGGACTTAAGAAACCTTTTGCATAATTAGCACTTCCTTGACTGAGAGCATGCATGACTATTTACCGCCAGTTTGAACAGTGTGGTTCTCTCTTGGGATAATACCTTGATACATACCTGAGATATTCTGTAAGCCTTTAAGCATAGAGTCTAACTGAGCCTGATCTTGAGATTGCATAACCTGTCCTACCTGACCTAATGTCTGAGCACCCATAGTTTCAATACCCTGTTGAGCACCTGTAGCCTGTTGGTAACCTGCTGCAGCCTGTGCTTGTCTATTAAGCTCTTGGTTCTCAATGTCATAGAAAGATCTTCCTAAGTCATTTTCAATACCCATACGACTTAATGCTTGTCTAGAACCACCCAGATTACCTGAGGCACCTGCTGATCCTGTTAGTTGGTTCATACCCTGAGTAGCACCCATCATAGCCATATTACGGGCAGAAGAGGTGTCTCTAGCTCCCATATCTGCCTTGATACGGTCTAATGCACCTCTAGACTCTACAGCCATCTGATCTTGTCTATCAGCAGCACCACGGCCCCTCTGTAGGGCTTCTAGTTGATCTGTCGATAAGTCGGCAACCTTACTCATATCACCTGCATTGTATGCTGCTTGAGCATTCTTCATAACCTCTGTTATGTAAGGCATGAACTCCTTAGGGTAACTTGAGGTTGAGGTTGTTGTTTTAGTACCTTTACATTCTGCAATATCTGCATCTTCAGGTACAAAGTAGAAGTTTTCCTCCTCTAAGTACATACCTTCGTCTGTCATTTGCCAAGTGGCTCCAGTCGTAATCTTACGCATCTGATTCTCCTTTTAATTCCATATCCATTGTGATATATTGTTCCTTCCAGCCAATACTTTTAAGTTTTCTTAACCAACCTCTTCTTCCTGTAAACTCAATTCTATCAAGACCAGCCTCTCTAGCCATCTTTATAACGGGCTCTAAAGCCTCCTCTTGATAGTCTTCCCATCTAACCTCTTCATCAGTATCTACATTAGCTAATGTAATAATATGAAGTGTTGAAAAAGACCCATAATTGATAGATCTGGTACTTGCCAAAGCAATTACTTTATTATCATTATTAGATATTTCCCACAGGTGAAATAATAGCGGTTGAACCATTATCTCTTTTAGTATTTCATTAGAAGTCCACTCACCCCTAGAGTAGGCCAAAGCTTTCTCTAAGTAGGGCTTAATGTGGACCCATCTGTCTAAACATTCATCTTGTGTTAACATTCTTATATCGTACATCCCTTCTCCTTCTTTCTTAGTAACCCTTCACGGTTATAGTAACTCTTCCTACACCAACTTCCTCTGTACCACTAAAACCATGAATCAGAAGACTACTAGTACTCACAAACTCAGGCATAACACCAGTAAGCCAAGGTGGTGACCATATGTAACTATAATCCTCACAAGAGGCCTTAGTTGGGTACTGTGGTACAGAGTCATCGTTCTGGTCTATACAGTAGTCACCATCTATAGGGTACCCATAAACACCAGTAGCTTGTATAGACTCTACTTTAGTGAAGTCGTACTCCGATAGGTCTACAGAAGTACCATCTGTACTGTTTAAGTCAATAGTAACGTCCTCAGACAGTCCACCTGCAAACGCATTGAAACTTACTGCAGATGTTGAGAAACTTGGATTTACAGAGAGTTTTAGTTGGAAGTTTGTATATGGGAAATCCACTTTTCTTATATTAAAGATACCATTGATAGGTGACCAATCAGAATCGGTCATCGTCTGTTTATTATAGAAGTCATCGGTAGTGCCATCATCATAGATAGGACTAGCCTGTGCACTATACATCTTCTCATCAGCACCTAACTTACCATATTCTAATGACCAACCGTTATCCATAGGTTTTGCAGGAACACTGGTGTCCCAAACAACAGGTACTAAGTTCTTTTCAAAAACCTCTTCCCAAATGTCAATATCAAACTCAATAACTTGACCATTGGCAGCAGCCGTAAATGGTGGTATACAGGCATCTACTCTTGCAGACATATCAGGACCTGAGTCTCTACCATCTAGTTTATAAGTTGCTAAGATAATCTTAGAACCATCCATAGATTGAATATTACCAGAGGTTACAATGTTACCACCAATAGACAACTTTTTACCATTCCAACTGATGTACTCATCCCTGTTACCTACGAAGAATTTAGACTTAGTTTCAGCAATCTCCTCTAAGTTATCAATACCTAAGAATATACTTGAATCTACAGGTAGAGGTCTATCTGCGGACCCATCTGGGTACAAGAAAGAAGTATGACCAGTAGTGAAGTTTCCTGCACTGAAGCCTGATGAATACTCTTCCTTCCAAACAGAACCACCACCACCATTGGTTGATTCACAAGATTCTTTGTCTGTGTATGAACCATTTAAACAGTAACCAGCCTCAGGGGTCTGTATGTGAATATTACCATCAATTGTTATAGCTTGTGCATTAACAGCACCTACTTCTAAATGATTAGCATTAATCTCATTGGCACCAATTTGGTCTGCTGTAATACTATTAGCCTGTATCTTATCACCTGTAATAGTACCAGATACAACTAGGTTACCAGGTATCATCTCACCAGGGGTATCCCAAACAGTCAAGCCATCAACTTGTTTTAAAATACCTGTACGAGATGCACCATCGTCATAGTCAATAGTAACAACCGTACCATAACCTAGTTCTCTTATATTAGAGTAAGGTAGTCCTGTTTGGTCTGCTACAGCTTCGATTACATCCTCGTCCCAAGTACTTGTATTAAGAATAGGTGCGGTACCTATTTTAGAGTACTTAACGAAAGGTAAGAAGTTCTCAGAGACCCTCATAGGTCTTAGTTGCCAAGATGTAGTCGAACCACCGATTGTATATCTCTCAGACATCCAAAAGGCAGATGAAGGTATCTCACCACTAGTAGGTACTTTTTGCCAATAGATACCATCACCAGGGTTGTCAGGGTCACCAATAAAGGCAGCTAATCCAGGGTTTATGGTGTACCATCTTTCAAAAGACGATGTTGTCTCAACAGACTCAGTTGTAGAGTTTGACCAGATATAATCAACAGGGTCTTCTGATTGGAAAGGACTACTAGATGTTAGTAGACCAACCCAAGGAAGTACATCACCAGATTCATCAAAAGCTATATCCCTAGAGAGTCTAAAACCCTGAACAGAAGCCTGTACTCGTACCCTACCGAAAGTATCAGAATCAATCACAGATGTAGCGTAAGCCACATACAAGTTAGTCCCTGTTATAGTACTTCCGTCAGAAGATGTAGAAACTACCTCTGAAGATGTACCACCTGAACCACCTGAACCATTGGTACCACTCTCTAAAAGAGAAAGTCTCATCTCTATGGCTGTATTTGATAAAGAACTCATTGGTTATCTCCTGCTTGTCTCCTTCATATCGAAAGAGATAGTTGTTAATTTAGGGTTAATTGCAACTTCATTACTATCATCGACCATTTCAATCTTTATTGATAAGTAACGTCCGTTTTGTCTAAAGTTGACCTTATAGTCCTCAGCAGGGTCAAATGATGTAGAAGTATAAACCTCCAGATCATTGATATTCTTATTAGATGCTGAGTAAACATCAACAGCACCTTCTGATTTAATGTTACAACCTGTTACAGTCTTGAAGTTGTTAGATTGAAGGCTTTCATTCCTTCTCTCAAACCAACCACCACTAACATAAGCCTCAGGATCTAATTCCTGAATACCAGTCTTAGTAGCACCGTAGATCTCTAATTTACCATCTAACTCAGTCTCATATAGATCCGTAACATCAGGTAAAGTTCTTCTATGTAACTTCTGAGCTTCATAGTCGTATACAAAAGCACCATTACAACCTGTATTAGTGTTACCAACAGAACTAAAGCAGAACCAAATCTCTTTATCTCTAGTTTGTTGGAACACAAAAGACCTATCTTTACTTGCAGGATCAACAGCTTTGAATAGGAAATCTTGGAAGATACCCTTAGCAATGTGTTGTTTCTGTGTTTGACCATCATGGATATAAACACCATAATTACCAATAACTAAGTGTTGATTATTACCAATAGGTGCCATACAACCACTACTGTAAAGACCGTCATCTTCAAATACTGATCTAAAGTTCAATACAAAAGTATTACCTGTTTCAGAAGCCTGAATAACAGCATCCTCTTTATAAACCATAAAGTAAGGACCTAACTGCATACCATCTACAATCTTACCAGGTGTCTGTGTTAAGAAAGAATCACCTGCTGTATTAATAGATGAAATAGCCCATTCTAGTCCCTCTAGTGTACCTTGTGTCTTGATATTACCCGACCATAAGAAGTCAATAGGTAGAAATACATCATCAGTAACAGTGTCAGGGTCTCTTTCCTCTTTGACATTCATTGCAATAAGTCTATTATTGAATGGTCTTAGTATTCTAGTTACTAATGGAGTACCAACTGGGGCTACACCTTTAGTTACAGTAGTTATAGAAACTACAAGACCAGATTCTCCAGAATCAGAGTGGATAGATGGTACATTACCATAGTCAGAAGGGAATGTGATAGTCACTGTGTTATTAGAAGCTACCGCATAAGAACCAATAGCATTAGCTAGGCTTATTGCAACATTTTCTAAGGTATCGTCAGAGAAAACATCTAAGTCTAATTCTTTAACTTCACCATCTAAAGTAACACTTAAGAATGAAGGGTAGTTTCCTTTGAAAGGAACACCAGATAAGGTAATCAATTGAACCTCATCCGTACCAGGTTCTTTATATCTATCGTTGAACCAATCTGGCATCTCAACAAGACTACCTGCCGAAACAGAGGCCTCACACCATAAAGGCGGACAGTCTGTAGCAGGGTTAACAATAAGACAACCGTTAAATACAAATATTTGAGGTTTGTGTTTATTATCAAAGGTAAATACATGTTCCTCCGAAGCAGATGTGACATCGTTCCAAACCCCATCATCCACATCATAGATCAATACATGACCTTTACCGTCATCACTCCCCTTGACAATGTAGGCCAATATTAGACCATCACTACCTGCAGGTGTGAACTGAGTAATAGCAATAACCTGACCATTAGAAATGTTTGTGTCTGTCGCGTCCGATAGACTTGTTAGTTCCCCAGCCACTAAAGCATCTTGGTAAGCCTTAATAGCCTCCTCAAGTGTAACTGTGGCAGTATCAAAACTATCTAAAATACTTTGATCTACTTTACCAACACTTGCTTCATATACACTGTCCTGTGCAGTAGACACAACCTCTTGTGCGGTATCTACAGCAGTTTCAGCAGTCTCTATCTCATCTTTAATATCATCAACAGCGTCCCTCTTCAATGTAAGATTAGTATTATGTGCAGTATTCTCTGTTGCACTATACTCATCGTATGTACTAGTTTTCTCAGAAGCAGCGTCTGTCTTTATCTCTAAAGCTACAGGCTCTGTTACTTCCGCTGTTATGTTATAAGCATCCAGGGCTTCATTATAAGCCTCTAGTTTAATCTCATATAGGTCCCAAGCCTCTTCCACATTAGGGGAGACAGCTGCAAGGTACGCATCGTATGCAGCATCCTTCTCTTCTTCAGCTAAATCTAAAGCATCTTTAGCCCCAGTAAGGCTTAGTTCATTCTCTTTGAATAGTAAATCAGCCAAGTCTTGATACTCTTGCATATCATCTACAATAGTTTCTAAAGTAGCTACTTGAGTAGCGGTAGCAGTGTCTAAAGAAGAACTAGTTGTATACTCACCAACAGACCACTCACCTTCGTTACCTTCACAAGACTCTTTATTAGAGTGACCTGAAATATCACAAGAACCATAAGAGGATAGTGAATCGTGCAATACCTCTAATGAATCATCTAATCTTTCCTTAGCCTGTTCAAGGGCTTCTGCCAATGTAGCATCTATAGTGTAAGCTTCCATTACAGTGTCTAACTCACCTTGAGATATATCTAAAGCCGATAAAGCATCTATTGTATCTTGTGAATCAGGGTCAATCCCAAACGCTGTATCGTAGGTAGTCTGTTTAGCACCGACATCTGCAATAGCATCATCTAGATCATCAGAGGCCTCTTGTGTCTCTTCTCTCTCTTCAATAAGCTCTTTAAAGGCATCGTGGTTTACAGATGCAGCTGTTACATTACTCTTAGCTCCAGAAAGAGAGTCATAAATGTTTCTTATCTCTGAAAGATACTCATTTGAGTCTTGTAAGTCTGATAATTCAGGTCGTAATGTATCGAAGACTACTTGTGAATAGGTAGCTTCTGCAACTTCTAGGTTAGCCTTAGCTAGTTCTAATGCATCATCCAGATCATTTAAATCATCTAAATCATCTTGGTTACTCGGTGAGTCCCAAGCTGTTTGGGCATTCTCAAGGGTCAACTCAGATGCATCACGGGCTATTTGAGCACTATCTAGTGCATCAGTATCAAATACGTCAGTGTTATCGTATGTAAGTTGATCTGTATCAAAAGCAATCTGTGCATTTCTAAGATTTAACCTCTTAGTCTCCACTGTAGTCCTAGTACTGTCTGCATCATCCCAATCCTCTTGGGCACCGTTATTACCTTCTAAATCATCTTTAACATCATCTCTGTCAACTCTAGCACCAGTCTCTGTAGCACCGTTTGCTGTATCACAGTTATCATTATTATCGTAAGAACTACAGTAATAAATAGCATCTGTATTAAGTGCATCATATGCAGCCTGAGCTGTAGTTTGATCGTCTATGGCATCATCTAATAATGTGTAGGCAGAGGTAGCTGCTTCATCAATATCAAAAGCATCTCTCCAAGAGTCGTACAGTGAAGAGTCTAGAATATCATAGGCTACTTGAGCCTCATCTAGCTCTTCATTCTTATCAATAACTACCTGTTGTGCATCTACAAGAATCTCTTGCTTTGCATCTAAGGTGTCTTCGGTAGAATCTACGACAGCTTGTAAGTCTTCCTCAGCCACTTCTATTCTTCCCTTCCAATCTGCCAATTCTAATATAGCATCATCTCTATCTTCGACAATAGGGTTAACTGTCCAAACACCTGCTGTTGGTGTCGCAGCCTCACAATCATCTTGATTATCATGAGTCACAATACTACAAGAGCCTGTTTGTAAAATCTTATGTTGTCCAAAAAGATTAATACCAGCTGATTTAAAGTCTAAAACACCCTGTACTGAAGCATCCTTAGGTCTAATGTTTAAACAGTCAGACCATGCACCAGGAGGCAGGCTGTGAGGCGGTACGTCTGTAATAAGACCGATAGCAGAGAAGTCTATCTCTGGGGTAGTATTAAATGGCATAATGCCTCCTTTATTATTTAGTTTCTTGTAACTCTTTACAGCCTGTTATGTAATCAAATCTAGTATTACTCTCACATTCCTCTTCTAATCCTTCTAATTCCAATATCCTGTCTTCCTCTAGAAGCTTGTCTTCATCAGTTGTCCCTACTTCCTTATTAGCCTCTTTTTCAAGATCTCCCAAATTCTGATGACTAGCGTATGTACAATGATATACTTCGTGTCCAAATATAGCTAAATCTTCTCTATCATCCCATATTTTAGGAGCTACTACATGGACCGTACACACGTCACTTTCTTTAGAGACCATTGTAAATGCTCTTACGGCAAAATCATACTTACTCATATTCTCAAATGATTTTTGTAATTCTTCGTTATCTTTGTAGAAAACTAACTTCAATACAAATGCTGTCCTTTCAACTTTTAGTTTATCATCTGGTCCATATTTATATAGGTCAAAGTCATCTAATGCAAACACGTTCGTTACTAGCAGTGTCAATGCTATTAATATAGACTTCACTTACTTAATGTTATATAAAAACTTGTCTAAATCAAACATCTTTTGATAACCGATCTCAGTATCAACATCCTCACCACCCTTAAGGTAGAAACCATCTTCACCGTGATTAGAGGTTAAGTTGGTATCATAAGTAGCTTCAAAATCACCCAGATCTAGAAGTTTAGCCTTATCAGCAGCAGCTTGTCTCTGCTTTGCTGTGGTGAAGTCTACGTTGGCATCACCAATATCAGTATTAATGACATCAGGAATTCTCCGATCACCACCGTTGATAACATCCATCATGCCAGATAAGTCCAAAGCAGGACTAATGAAGTCGTTTTGAAGAGAACCACCACTAAAGGTTTTACCCACACCACCGCCTACCTTAAAAACAGGAGTAGCTGCTTTATCTTCTTTAATACCCTTATTCACAGCATCGTTAATGACAGAGTTAATCCAATCTTGGTTAAACCCACTATCGTCAACATACCCACTTGTTTCTTGCTTGAAGAACTCTAGGTCAGAATCTCTTCTATTAGCAGCCTCTTTAATCCTAGCCTCTTCAGCATACTTAGCCCCTTGTTGGGCTTTCAGCTTTGCAAATACATCAGCCTTCTTTATCTCATTCTCTTCCCACTTAGACTGTTCTGCACCCTCAGCATCAACCTCTTGTTTGTTAGTATTAACCTGAGTATCTGCTAAGAACTCTAGATACTTATCTCTTAGGGCTTGTGAAGCCTGTCCAGTCTCAGCTCTTTCTAAACCTTCTTGATAGTCCTTATCATATGCAATTCTCGCATTCTCAGCCTTCACGAAAGCAACCTCTTCAGCCTTAGACTTAGCTATTGTATCTTCATTATCTGCACGTCTAGTAGCCTCTATAGCAAGTTTCTTCCTGACCTTGTACTCGTCATAGCCCATGTTATGACCTTCACCTCTTTTATCGTGGTAAAGGGTTTTCTTCCCAGGGGAGTACCCTGTTCTTTTACCATCTCTATCGTATGTATATCCCATATTATTTACCTCGCTTTAGCTAATTGAGCTCCAAAGTAGAACTCTATAATCATTGTAGCCCATCCGAATATCTCTTCGTATTTCAATAGACCTTTAACTGTCAAATATTCAACCTCTTCAGGGGTACTGAATATACCTAGAAAACTGAACCCTTTGGTAACGACAGGTATAACAGTTTCGATACCAAATATACCTGCAATAGGATATATGGCCACTAAAAATAGTATTACAAAGATAATCACTCTTCGATTCAAAGCAGCCCAAGGGGACTCTCTGTTAGACTGTTCAACAGCCTGCTGTCTGGCACCAGATCTGGCACCTAATATCTCAATCATTCTATTTTGGCTATCAGAGGCTGCTTTAGACTTAATAGCCATAAACTTCCCTATGTAACCTAGGATGATTGGTAGTATATTTGTGATTATCGTTATCATATTACTTGTCCTTAATTATTAAAGACCTTCCCTTTATGGTCAGACTTAATTTCCCTATTGTCTTTCTCAATTTGCTCTAACTTAATCTCAAGTCTTTGCAATGAAGCCATAACTTCAGCATGCTTCTCATGCCAACCCATTCTAAAAGATGTATTGGTATTAATACGTGACTCTAGGACTTCTTGTTTGGTTGAAATATTACTAGCCCACCACACTGCTGTAACTGTCTGAGCAAATACAGCAAACAATAAGGCGATAGCAGTAGTACGGACCCAATCAGGCAGTTGTAGTTCTTTGTTTCTTATAGAGTCTACATCTGCCTTTATCAAGGCTAGCTGGGTCTCCAGTGATTCCATTCTTTGTTGCATTTAGGGTTCTCCTTTAGTTATGTTGTCTATCAGCTTATTCCATTCATCTTCGTCACCTTCAAAAGAATCCATCATTAACTGTGTAGATTAATTGTATCTACTTAATTTATAATGACAATAAGCTGATAGACAACATAACT